CGTCATGTAGGGGCGCTTGCAGGCGATCCGGAGTGCGTTGCGGAAGCAGGCGTCGGCGTGGACCTCCTCCCCGCCAGAGGCCAGCCACCACGGACGGCCGTCTACCAGCACCTCAAGATCCAACTTGTCCCCGCCGAAGCGGAACGACACGGGGCCGGTGTCAAGGTCGGCGAGTTTCGCCTTGAGCGCAGCGCCGGGGGCCTTGCGGACAGCCTCGACCAACGCCTCGGCGCGCTCGACAGCCTTGGTGGCGATGCCGACCGTGGTCTTGCTGGAGGCGGCGCCAGCCTTCGCAGCAGCCAGCGACTCAGTGAGCGTCTGGACGACGGCGCCGCTTGCTGCCTTCTGTGCTGCCCGCCAGTTGTTCATGACGTTGTGCTGAGCCTGCAGGGCCTCGTGTGCTGTCTCGCGGTCCGCGTGGTAGGCGGTGGCCTTCTCGTCGCGGGCCTTGGCCTCAGCGAGGGCCGCTGCTGCCGTCTCACGCTTCTCGGGTAGGGTCGGGTCCTGTGCTCGGAGCCAGTCGATCACGTCGAACGGGATGCTTGTATTCATGGAGCCAAGGGCGTCGACGTACAGCTGGACTTTGTCAGCAGAGATGACCATCCCATCAGGAGTCTTGATATAGCCATCATCTTTCTCACCGTGGACTTTGCCCCACGGGGGCCGTTTCGCCTGACGTTCGATCTGCTTGTCCAACTCCTCAAGAGCCCGCTCAGCCCGACCGAGCACCTTGCTCGCCTCGTCCATCTTCTTCCACGCATCCTTCAGCGCGATCCGGGTAGCGTTCACGTCGCCCTGCGGAATGGGCGGGGCCTCTCCGACACTCGCAGCCGGTGCCTCCTTCGCTGCCTCTATGTCGGCCTCAATGCGGGTCACACGGCGCCCGCGCTCCGTCAGCGTGGCCTTCGCCTTGGTGAGCGCCTTCTTGGCCGCCGTCCGGAGCACCGTGGCCTTCTTCTCGGTGCCGTTGAGCTCTCCGCCCTCGTAGCCCTTCGCCTTCATCAGCGCGGTCACAGCCGCCTCGTGGTCGGCGCCGCCGAGCAGACGCAACAGCATCTCCTGCAGGGGCCGCCCACGCTCTCCGATGAGCTCGCGCCAGGCCATCGGGTTCAGGATGTAGACGAGGTCCTTGTTGCCCAGCCAGCCGAGCGCCTTGCGGAACGAGGTCTCGCTGCCGAACTTCTCCAGTTCGCCGCCGTCGCGTGCGAAGTAGCGGTTCACGCCACGGGCTTTGGTGATGGTCCGCTTGAGCTTTGAGGTTTCGCCGAGCCTGAGTTCCACGCTGGCCCGTGGGGAGCCGTCGCGGATTGCCTCAAGCGGGAAGGTGCCGCCGAGCGGGGAGCGCCCGAAGATCGCGAGGCTGAGCGCGATGGAGATCGAACTCTTCCCGCTCTTGCTGGTGGCCCGGATGCGGTTCACGCCGCTGGTGAAGTCTACGGCGTAGTCCTCGTGGGCGGCGAGGTTGGTGATGGTGAGGTGGGGGATCATTAGCTGCCCCCCTTGCTGGTCGATTCAGGAATCCAGCCCTTGCCGTGCTTCTGTTTCCAGTTGACTCCGCCAGCCAGGATCCGTTTGGCCTCCCACAACCCACACCGCTCACCGCCATAGCCTTTGATGCCAGTGTTGATGGCTTCAACCAAGGCGCTGCGCTCAACTTCTACACCAATCGCCTTGAGGATGTCCGCCCTGATCTCGGGATTCACCTTCGCGCCCTCAATGGCGGCCAGTACGATGTCACCCCAGTGAATGACGATGGCCTTCTTGGGGTCCGATGTGTGCTGGTACACCAAGCCGTACTTCATGCAGTACGACCCACCGCCATCAGACGCGAGGCGCTGGCCTTCTTTTGTGAGGTCTACCTTCTGAGTGAAGGTGGACTTCTCGGGGCCAAAGTAGTTGGTCTCGGATTCACTCATGTCGTTCTCCGTGGTTACCCTCAAACAATAACGCCCCGCCATACATAAAGCAAGGCGAGGCGAAAGATGATCGGATTGGCTCAGAAGCCCGAGCCGCCCCCGCCGCCCGCACCCTCTGGTTCATCCGTGCCCTTCTCGCCCGCTGGCTCATCCTCACCAAGCCCCAGCGCCTTGAGGGGCTTCTCAGGCAGCGGGACCTCGCTGGGCTCCTTGGTCTTCGCGACCACGTCGACCACATTCAGGTCCTTGTCCTCGATGTTGCTGATCCCGTTCATGATCTCGGAGGAGAGGGGCACGAGGCCGCCGTTGAGCAGGGCACGGATCGCGCTCTTGCGGGCCATGGCGGCGAAGTCGGAGTCCCACGGGCTGAAGCGACGGTTCCCGCCCTTGGCCTTGCGCTTGAGGATGTCCGCGCGGGTGAGTACGCCCTGAACCTTGGAGCCGTCCTTGAACTCGACCACAGCGTAGGCGGCGATGATGTTCTTGGGGTCGCGGTCGATGTCGTCCAAACTGAAGGCGTGCTCGATGGTGGGGGGCTCGACACTAATCTTGACCAACCCCTTCTCGTACTCGTCGCGGTAGACGACTTGGGCGTTGATGCGCTTGACCTGACCGGAGCGGCGGGCGAGCTCAAGCAGACCCTTGTAGCCGATGATGACGGTGCACTCGCGCTTGTAGGGGATCAGGTAGATGTGGCCCAGCGCCCCGCCAGGCTCAAGGCCCAGTTGGGAGGAGACCATGATCGCGTTGACGACGCTCTCGGGCTCGCACTCAAACAGCTTCGGGTTGCGGCGGCCCTCGCCAACAAGGAGGCGGGCCAGCCGCTCGGGGGTCAGGTGCTTCGGGATGACGCTGCTGATCTGCTTGAAGTTCGCCTTGATCAGGCTCGCGAAATTGTGCTCTTGTCGAGCCAGTTGGGTGTTGTCGGACATGGTGTCGTTCTCCTAATTCACGCCATACAGGCGCAGTTGTCGGCTTGATGCCTTGGTTGTGATAAGTCCAGCCTCGCGCAATGCCTCGACTAAGTCGGGCCGCGTGGCTTCAATGAGGCTCAGGGCCTCCAGTTTCTCTCCGGCCTTGCTCTTGGTCGCCAGCACGCGTGCGCCGCCGTCCAGCCGCAGGCCATAGAAGCCATCCATGCTGCCCATGATCTGGTTCCTGAGCAGGGAGATCCGGCGCTTCATGGTCTTCTCTTCGGACTGGAGCCGCGCCAGTTCGGCTACAAGGCTCTCCTCTTCGTCGCTTGCAGATCGGCGCTCGCCGTTGTGGCCGCCCTTGCCGAGGTGACGCCTGCACGCCCCGGAGCCGTCGATGATGGGGAGTTTCTCCTCGATCAGGTGCCGCTGCCGCCATGCTCCGACTTTGCGGACGAGCGCGGCCTGGGTCTTCTCGTCGCGCATGATGCGGATCACGCGGATCTCGTAGCCGCCGAGCAGGACCACGAGATCCCACCATGGGAGGCCGGTCACAGCCAGACACCCATACACTTGGAGCGCATAATGAGGCGGGCACACCTTGGCGCTCTCAGGCCCCCATGCCTCGATCACGGTCCCGTCCTCGCCCCACTTCGCCCCGCGCGCGTCCTGGTCGGTCTTGATCTCCAAGCCGCCCTTCTCTCCGTCGCGGATCACGTAGTGGTCGGGGCTCACCGCGAGCCACGGGAGATCGTGCCGGTAGACGATCACATCGTCGGTCTCGTAGGGCCACGCGAGTTCAGCCCCGGTCTTCTCCGCGTAGAGCTCCCGCACGAAACCCTCCCAGCGCTGGCCCCGGGTCAGGTCCCGGTCGTTGCGCGCGGTGTTCTCGGGCACGCCTTGGGCAGCCGAGAAGACCTCCCACGGACTGCGCCAGGGTGAGACGCCGAGCACTGCTGCGACGGTCGAGGCCCCGATACGGTGCTCTCCTGCTTTGCGGCCGGCGAGCCATGAGTCGCGGTCGGGGTATACCTCGGCGGTGAGATTGCCGGCTGTGATGGTCTTCACGCCATCTCCTTGAGTCGAGCCATCTGGCGCTCGTGCTCAACAGCGGTCCCGATGGTTCGCCGCTGCGCCAGCATGTTGTAGAGACCGATCGGCGTATCGAGCGGGTTGCTATTGTCGGCCCACCTGTTCTTGCCTCGCTTGGCCTGTCGACGCTTCTCAGAACGCCTCTTGCTCTGCTTGCTCATGTTCGTTCTCCTTGCCAACAATCTATAGCACAGCGCGACAACAGGCGCAAGCAAACCCGATCGTTGCGTCATGTTCCGCCGTGTGATACGTTGATCACAACAAGGAGCCGAGCATGTCAGCAAAACTGAAACTTCCAGCAACCAAAGATGAGTGGGCCGCTCTTATACGCAAGGCGAACTCAGAGTCGAAGACCGGTGGAGTCCTCGCGTCAGAGTTGGGTATTCCATACAGCAGACTGCTCAGCTTGAGCCGAGAATGCGGCGTGACGCTTCGGCATATGAACTCTGACTCTATAGACTTCAGGGAGTCACGAACGCGCCCGAAGAAGGAGACAAAAAACGACGCAAACCGGTATGAAGCGGGCCGCAATGCTCTGAAGGTTTGGATCGCCAGAAAAGGATTCACAGCCGCAGAGGCGAGTGATGCGCTTGAGATCACCGGCGCGTGCCTTCATGGTTGGCTGCGTTGCGGTCGGCGCCCTGGAAGCCTTGAGTCTACTGCCAAGGTCGAGCGACTGACTGGTGGAGCAGTCAAGATGGATGTCTGGATGGATAAGGAGGCCCGGAAGGACCTCCTCGCGTTCAGGGGTTAGCCTCGGTCGATTGCTTCGATCATTGCGACCGCGACGGCCGCGACTTGGACGAGTTCCTCTCGCATCCTCGCGGGGTCGACCTCGCATGAGGCCTCGGTCACCTCTTCATCGAGGATGAGCATCCAAGTCAGGGTGCCCTCCTCGGCTGCTTTGTCGCATGCTTCTTGGACTGCCCTGCAGGAATCGCGGAGCCCGTAGCTTGCGCCCATGGGGTGGTTCTGGGTGCCCCACTTTAGGTCTTGGTTGGCGCGTTCGTTGTAGATCTCGGTGAGCACTGAATCGGTGAGCCCTGGAAAGTTCGGGTTTCTCATGCGGATCCCTTAGCCATCTTGGCGGATCGTTTATGTCGATGCATCGCGATACACGTTCTACACTGTCTTCCGCCGCTTGGATATCGGTACAGATTGTCCCCGCTGAGAGGGTGACCCCTGTTGCAATGAGTCTTCTTGGCATTGATGGCTGTCGGGCCGATTCCGCGGAGGGCATTCTCACGAGAAGTCACGGCTTCGAGATGGGCGGGATTGACGCAGGACGGATTTCTGCACAGATGGTCCATGACAAGCCCATCAGGGATTTTGCCGTTGACAACCTCGTACGATACGCGGTGAGCTAATTTGTGCTTCTGCCCTACGCCCATGGTTCCATACCCCTTTACGTTCCTGCCGTTCTGCCAGATCCAGCACCCATTGGCATCCTGTTTTGACCCGGCGCGGATTCTCACGTCAAGGGGAGCCCCGCGCAGCCTTAGCGGAGTGTCAGTCGGCAGCCCTTTCCTGAGTCGAAGGTAGTGCCCATTGCACATCCCTCGTACTATTGCCTGCCTATCGCAGACTGGACTTGCGCAGATCGGTCGGGTATTCTTGTTCGGCATCTCGGTCTCCGTTTTAGACCTGTCGGTGTAGAGGCCCTGCAGGATTACAGTCCTGCGGGGCCTCGCAGTTATACCACAGGCTTGCCGACCAAGACCACCTCTTTCACAGGCAAGCGCTGCCCGCCTTTGCAGGAGATAGTCCGCTTCACGGTGGTCTCGTGAATTTCGAATCCGGAATACAGCTTACGAATCTCGGGCGTGTCGTGGTTACTGAGTACGACGGTCGCGCCGAGTTCAACCAGTCGTCCAGCGGCTCGGGCTACAGCTACCTGATCATGGAAATCAAAGCCGCGTGAGGTGTACCCAACAAAATTGGCCGTGTCGCTGATTGGCGTGTATGGACTGTCCATATAGACGGTATCCCCAGCCTTTACTCGAGCCAGCGCAACGAGGTAGTCACCGCCGAACAGGCTCGCACCCTGGAGGGCCTCAGAAGCCGCAAGCAAGCCAGGCGCCCGCACGAGGTCCTTCCCGAGCGTGCCCTTGTCGATCGAGACGTTGAAGCCACCCGACTTGTTGACCCTGTAGAGGCCGTTGAAGCAGGTCCGAATCAAGTAGATCATCCAAGCAGCCACCTGAGCATCGGTATAACTCGGGTCGTCGATGATCTTCGACCGCATCAGCTGGTAGTAGTCCACGCTGTGATTCTCGCTGTGGATCTCCATCAGCCGGATCACCTCGCCCACGTTGTCACGCAACGCGGTGTACATGCGGATCAGGCGCTGGTTCGCGTCCGAGAGCCGCGCCCACGAGTCGCCGCGCCCGCAACTCTCACACGTCGTCGGAGTAGTTGTCCACCCCTGAGCCGCGCGCCACTCCTGCAGCGCGAAGAAGGGAGCTCCACCACCGAGGAAAGGCTCGTGGTAGGTCGAGGTCTCCGACATGCCGGCGACAAGGTGGGGAAGGAGGACGCCCATCGAGCGGCGCTTGCCGCCTGTCCATCTGATTGGTGCTTTGCTCATGGTGCTGCCTCCAGTGCGGCGACGAGTGCCTCTGCTTCGGTGTCACAGGCGACAGGCTTCAGGAAATCCTCGGCACCGTCCTTGACGATCCATCCAAGTACGGGGTGCCTCTTGGTGTTGATGCCGAGCCGTCCCCACGCCTCCCGCACCAGCGCCAGTAGACAGCCAAGCGTGGCAGGGTCGGTGAGGTCTGGCGTAAGTCCGTCAAGCAGAATCCGCCGCCCACCACCGTAGTACAGCCACCCTCCTTCGATAGCAATAGCACGGAGCCAAGATGTGATTCCGCCGCCAAGAGGTCGCATAGCCAACATCCCAGGCATCCACCGCCAGTGCTTGGCGGAACTCGCGCGCTTGTCGACTTTGATCATCGCATTGCTCATCACGCACCCCCGAGAGGACCCATCACGTCCTCAATGGTCTTCTCGTTCTGCTCCTGAATCCCGACGGCGACGGCCCAGCAGTCGGGGCACACCCCAGAAGGGGCGGGCCCGACCCAATCGACCTGCGGGGGCGCCGTTGCGTCATCGACCCATCGACCACAGGCGGCCTTGTGTTCGACCGTGACATACCCGCCAATCCCGAAACTCCCGTCCACCTTTAGCGCGACGTGGTCGATCTTCCTACTCACCACTCGGCGCTCGCCGAAGGTGAAGCACCGCTCGCCCATCAGCGCCGATACATTCTCGTGAGGCGTCCAAGCCTTGACGGCGGTCCCGAGTTTCTGCGAGAGCACACTGGCGTACTGTTTGGAGATGCCGAGGATTTCCCCGGCCTCGGTCAGGGTCTTCTGATTCCGGAGCGCCACGATGAACTCGCGGGTCTTCTCCAGTCCGTGTTGCTCGATCAGGTTCCGCACCGTGTGCTCCCTGCTTGCTTCGCTCATGTCGTTCTCCTCGCCTTTCGGCGTTGGTCGTAGTCTCGGCGGACTGCTGCCCGCTGCTTTGTCTTGCAGTCGTCGCTGCAAGCGTTCTCGATGCCGCTCTTCTGCTCGTAGGTGAAAGGCTTGTCGCAGAACACGCAAAGCCGCGTGACCGTGATCACCTCCGGGCCGTGCTTGGTTCTGACTTGAGAGATCACCGCCCGGCTTGTCCCGAGTTCATCGGCGATCTCCTGGTAGGTCCAGCCCTGCTCAATCCTGCTGAGCACTCGGCGGATCTTCGGGTAGGTCCACGGCGTGTAGGTCCTCGCGAGGCCTCGGCTCCGGAGGGCGTCATAGGCCGCCTTGGGCTTCATCCCGAGTTCACGCGCAACGGCTGCGACGGATTGGCCCTTGGTCTCCCGTGCTTCGATCAGCCGAGCGATCACGGCGTCTGGATGTGGATGGCTCATTTCAGCCCCCTGAACATCTGCAGACGGCGCGGGCCCTTGGTGGACACAATCGCCTTGCCTTTCTCGGCTGGCCCACGGTTCTCGGGATGGCGCGCGAGCTTCTTGCGCCGGTCCTGCATTGCGAAGGTCGCCCACGCTCGAGCAGTCCGAAGCATCCACCCAGCAGGGTCAAGAGCACCAGGCGGGCGCACGTCGGTCGCGTGCCGTGCCGCACTGGCGAGCAGTGTCCCGCCGCGTCGGAGTTCAAGGCGGCGCCCCGGGCGGTCCACGAGGTAGATGCCGGCGCTCCACTTGGCTACGCAGGCGGCCCGGCGTGCCTTGACGGTGGCGCGGGCGATGTCCACGAGATCGGCGGGGCGGGACGGGACGGTGAGTAGGGCGAGTTGGGTCATTGGTCGAACCTCAGCCCGAACATTGGGACCTGAGCCCTCTTGGAGAAGTCCACAGCGTCAGGGCAGCCCTTGCCGCCGAAGTTCGCCCGGACAAGCGCATCGACCACGGGAGGGGAGACGCTGTTGCCAATGCGGGCCACCTTGTCCTTCTTGGTCCCGGTGAGGATGTACGAGTCTGGGAAGCCTTGGGCTCGCGCCAGTTCACGCGGACTCAGCATCCTCATTCCAATGTCGGTGATGATGTAGCGCTCGCCGTCGATGTTGACGGTGATGAGCCCGAAGCGGTCCTTGCTCACGATGGTGTGCATTGGCTCGTTCAAGCCGGACCAGCCGTCATTGCCATAATATTTAATTAGGAAGCTGGATACCATGCTGGCGTTTCCGAGGTTGTGCTTCGACAGCCCCGCCACAACGACGGCCTTGGTGTCAGTCCCGGTCACCGTGTGCATCGGACCAGACAGCGGTTGCCCCGTGGTCTTCCCATTATGTTTCGCCAGGAATGCAGCCACCAGCGCGTGCTTGTTGCCGCCAGCCACGATGGTCCCAAGCGGCGCTTCGAGGTTCAGGCAGCGCGGACGCTGACCCTTGCGCTCGCCGTAGCCCGTCTGAACCATGGAAGGCGCATAGGGCTTTCCGTCGACGTTCACAATGTAGGGATCACCGGATAGGACGTAGCGACGAATGCCCTCAGCGATCCGGCGTTGGGTGGCTTCTGCGAGGTCCTTCTTCCGGGTGAAGATGCTCGGAACTGGAATGCTCCAGTCGATGCACTCGGCAGCAATCCGGTACGGCGCCGCGCGTCCTGGCCCATGAGTCGGCTCAGGCCATACGATCGGCTTGCCGTCTCGCCGGCACACAAGAAACAGCCTCTTGCGCGTCGTCGGCGCGCCGTAGTCGCACGCCTTGAGCACCCGGTTCTCGACCACGTAGCCAAGTGCCTCAAGAGCACCGATGAACTCGCGATAGGTCTCGCCGGCCCGCTCCTTGATGGGCTTGTTGTTCTCATCCAGTGGCCCCCAAGTCTTGAACTCGGCGACGTTCTCCAGCATCAGCACCTCGGGAGCGACCTGCTTGGCCCACTTCTCCACCACCCACGCGAGCGAGCGGATGCCCTGCGACCGAGGCTTGCCGCCGCGCGCCTTCGAGAAGTGAGTGCAGTCAGGGGAGGCCCACAGGAGGTGGATCATCCGGCCAGCAGCAGCCTCGCCAGGAACAACCTCATAGACCGACTCGCATCGGTGCACAGTCATCGGGTGATTCGCCTCGTGCATAGCGATGGCTGCAGGGCTGTGGTTGACGGCGAGAACGGGAGAGCATCCGCTGGCGAGGTCGATGCCGTGAGACGCTCCGCCGCCACCGGCGAACAGGTCGATCGAGATGAAAGTGCCTCTGGCGTTCACAGCCAACTCACGGTTACGGGCTGACCATCGTGGAGAAACACGACGCCAGCAAGTTCATCCGTGTCTCGGTCGACGAGGCTGGCGCTCCACCCGAAGTCCTGCTTCGCCACGTCGAGAATCAGCAGGCCCTCGGTGTGGGCGGATGCTCGGAAGGCTTGGGCTGCTTGAAGTAGGCTCATCTCGTTCTCCCTGTTTGCTCAATTAGAGTAACAGGCCAGAACACGCCACGTCAACAACAAACCCCTAAACGATCGCCGAGTCTCGAATCTCCATCAACTCAAGCAGCCCGTCGATCCACCCGAGCCGCCCGAACGGTACGCCCATCTTCTCAATCTGCTTCAGAGTCAGGCTCGCAGTACCCGGCCGAGCTCGGCGCCCCGCCTCTTTGTTGTCGTGCCACGCCTTCCAGATCGGCCACACCCGTGAGATCGGCAGCGACCACGCCCCTTGTCCACGAACCCGCAGCGCCACGAACCCAACGCCGCCCGCCGCCTCCATCCTCAGTATGTCCTCGGCCTGGTGCTTTTTGAGATTGGCCAGACTCCACGGGGCCTTGGTCGAATCCTTGGCGTCAAAGCAGACCGCCACCGAATCGCATGAGCCCATGAAGTCGGGCTTCCCCTTCGCCGTGATGATCACCTTGTCGCCCACCCGTTTGTGGGGCGGGTCAGTCGGGACAACCCAGCAGCGCGGGCCGGCGAGGGCGTGCCAGTCCTCGAGGACTCGTTGCCAGTCGAGGCCCGTGTTGTTGACGTTGGTGCGGCGGCGTCTCAGATGATCCAGCGGCTGCGAGAGGCCTTGACAGCAACGATTCTCACCGAGCCGCCGTAACTCCCTGCAGCGGTGTGGGAGATCACGGCCGACAGGGCTTGGACGGGACTCAACGCGGACACATCAAGCTCAAGCGTAGTGGTGAAGACCACATCGTTGGACGCGATCGACAGGGTAGTCGTGTCGGTCACCGGGGTGTTGTCGGCGACAGATGAACCGTCGAAGACGTCTCCGTTCTGCCAGGTGGCAGTGTTCAGTGCCAGCACGACAGTGCCAGTCCCGGTCGTCGTTGGCGTCCAGTCGACATCAAACTTCACGGGCCGGCTGGTGTCGTCTCCGAGTTCGCCTGGAATCTCAGGCCAGCCAAGCCCGTCGCCCTGGCCAAGCAGGTTGCCGGAGGCGCTGAACTGGATGTTCGGAGAGACGAGGATGTTGCTGTTGCCAGGCGCAGCAGATCCGGTGAGCGGGATCGCGTTTCCGAGGGTGACGCCCGGAAGCACCTCCTCTTGCACCGCGTTGCCGTAGCCCTCAAGCACAGCAGTCTCGGTGACGCTCACCCGATTCGTGCCAAGCTTTACCCGCTCAGCTTCTGGAATCGTTCCGATTACGCTGGTGATGCGGACGCGCAAGCCGTAGCCAGTGACTCCGTTGATCGTGTCGGTGACCCACGTCCCGGCGATGGCTGGCGAGTTGTAGCGGATGTGTTGCTTCTCGACGTTCTGGAGGACGCCTTGATTCGGATACTGTGTGTCCGCTGCATCGTTGCTGCCCATGACTGGAACGGCTGTCCACGCTCCAGCGCCAGTCGTGTACTCGAAGACGAGCGCGCCGCCACCGAGGACTGCTGCCGTTGTGACGTCGATTACGATGTCTGGGAACTTGCGCGGAGTTTGGCTGATCATGATCAGGCTGTTATCCACGCCGGTGCCTTGGAAGATCGGCGTCGTGCTCCCGGCTCTCGACGCCAGGATTGAGGTCAGATCGACGTATGTCGCGGTGCCGTCAAAGCTGAGCGTCTTCATGCCGAGCGTGGTGCTGTTGCCTTCCCCGAAGTTTGACTCAAACCCTCGAAGGCTGTTGCCGACATTGAACGCTCCGAGCACGCTGACGCCCGGATCGTCGTTGACGCCAGTATCCACTTGAAGAATCGCCGCATCGACAGCCAAGGCCCAGGCGAGGCCCCCGCTAAACCGTTCGATCCTGAACTCGAACGATCCACTCAGGGTGGTCCCGACGCCAGTCAGGGCAGGGTCGACCAGAATGTCGAATGCTGAGGCGTGCAGATGCGTGCTCTCTATCGAGATGTCCAGGCCATCAGCCGCGATGTGCAGCCCGTTGACGACTGACGGGCTGTTCTCGGGCAGTGAGACCAGATCGAGGACTGCAGTGCCGCCTGATATGTGCAGGTAGTCGGTGCATGCGTAGAAGGTGCTGTTCTGAATGAGCGACTTCCGAACGATGAGATCGCCGCCAGTCTGCAGAATGAAGTCATCGCAGGAGCCGAACGAACCGAAGGACTCCTCAAGAATCAGGTTCCCGCTCGTGAGATTGAAGACCGAGGAGAAGTTGCCCGAGATGTGGTAGAAGCCGATCAGAACGGTGACGGTTCCAGCACCGCCGCAAAGGACAGCTGGACCAGTGCCGCCCTGGCCAACGACCGCGATCTGAGCCAGAGCGGCGATGCCTGCGCCAGTCACAGCAGACGTGTCGATCACTGGATTAGCACCACTGACAGGACCGTGGACGGTGATGTTCTCCAGCGTCGTGATGTCGCTCATGGTCACGCGGGTGGACGTTGCGTCGGCGCCGCTGATGATCACGGTCTGCTGGGTCGAGGCGCTGATGACCGGCACCGCAAACTTCAGTGTGATCGACTCGGCGTAGTTGCCGGTATGGACCATGACCGTCTGGCCTGGAGAGGCGTCGTCGATCGCGTCCTGAATGACGGTGTACTTCCGGCCGCTCTTGGCGACGTGGAGTTCTCCGCCTGCTGGGACAAAAGCCCCTGCTCCTCCGGGTGGGATTGATACACGCATCAGAGCACCTGCAGGCGCTTGAGGACCACAGTCACCGAGATAGCCGCGCCATCACCAGCGATGAACAGGCTCTTCGGCAGCAACTCCGGAAGCTGTCGCTCGTTCGCCGGCTGCTGTGGCCAGAAGTCCCCGTAGACCCCATTGGCTACGACTGGGAACCGGTTTGTTCCGACCGCCGCGCCATCCGTTGGTGCCTCAAGCGACCCAGTGACCCCCGCCTCTGAGAACGACATGAAGCCATCCCCCTCGGGGATCACGTCGGCATCTGCCCAATCCGGGATCTTGACTTCCTGCCAAACCCCGTCCGAGGCCGTGAATGTGTGAGGCCAAGGAGCCTTGGTGATGTCGCTGAGGTCTATGGCGGCCACGGGCTCTCCTTGTCGGACCCCTCTGACGCCCAGAGTCTACCACGCCCGCGCCGTAGCGGCTACGTCATCTCGAATGGCTCCGACAGCCTGCGCAGCGCCTCTTGCACGCTGCTGCTCTTGGCGATCGCGTCGAGCACGATCTTGTCGGCTCCGAAGTGATTGGCCCCGTAGGCGACCCGCTTGGCGCAGTGGTCGCAGGCGAGCCCGTTCTTGGCCCCGTAGTGCCGCGCGGCCCCGCCTTTCCCGCACCAGGTGCAGCGCGGGATGCGCGCGAGCTCTTCCTGTAGGGCGGTGATCAGGTCGCGCTCCAGGCCATTGCAGTCCGGAGTCCCGCCAGGTGTGAAGGCGTCATTGTCGCTCAGAACTGACACGAGTCGGCCTCATTGAGGTCGAGGTACTCGGCCCCGCCGTATCCAGCGTGAGCCCTGCGGAGCCCCGGGCGGCTGGCGATCATCTCCTCGATCGAGGCGCGGTTCGCGGCCTCCTGCTCCTCGGTGAGGTTGACCTTCATCGGGACATGGGCATCAGAACCCCGTCCGCTGATGTCGAGGCCGTGGTCGATGCTGCTGCTGAAATCGTCTTGGGTCATGTCGTTCTCCTGCACTCACTATGACACGGCGCTATAGTCACGTCAAGTATGCGATCGCCCGAGGTGCCGATCAGTGTGCCCGCGAGAGCAGAGCCACTCCACATCGAGCGGCTTGCCGTGATCGTGGTGGTGCGCCTGGACTTTGAGCGACCCGCACGAGCAGGGCTTGCGGTGGATCTTCCCGTCTCTCAGGGCATTGTTCAGGGTGTACCGAGCTCGGTACTTGACCCGCTCATCGGGGGAGAGGTCGGCCATGCGCTGGCTTTGGCCGGGGCGTTGACGCCAGGCTCGACGGGCGATCCTTCGGCGCTCGGTGTAGCAGGCGTTGCAGGTGGCTTGGTTGTTCCGGTAGGCGTCGGCCGGCTTGGGTTCGCCGCAGGTCTTGCAGGCCTTCATGCTTGCACCTTCGCCAGAAACTCAATCGCCTCGACGAGGTCGCGGTGATGTGCACTCAGTCCACCAGAGCCTTCCTCGCTCCAGTTGTCGACCCACCAAACCACAGGCAGCCGCACCCGAGTAGTCCGCCCAGCCATCCGCACCACATCAGCCGGCGTCAGCACATCACTCACATGCGCGTGGGTCTCCCACCACTCCAGCGGCTCCTCGTCCAACTGGAAGCACGCCGTAGTCCGCTCCTCGGCTCCGGTGGTGAGGTCGACGGTCACCCCAACGGTGAGCGGGTGGAGTTCGGCGAGGGCTCGGCGGGTGGTGGGGGAGAGGGCGAGCAGGGCGGTGTGGAGGGCGTTCATTGGTGCCTCGGTTAGGCTGGCCCGCCCCGTGGCGTCGGCGAGATATGCGATCGCGCATGGATTGCCTTCGAGCGCGGCGGCCTCGATCTTCGCGATCTCAGCGGGCGTCAAGTTGCGGTATGCGCGAGTCATGTTCGCCTCGGTGGGTTCGGGTCGCAGCAGGAGTTGGTGTCAAGCGGGCACCTGCTACAACTGATGGCAACAGCGTAGTTGTTATCCACCTTCGGGCAACTGTCCATGTACCCGTTTGGGTCGTACTCAACAGTCTCAGCCAGAGCATCAAACCCCGCCCTCCACTGGCCATCCGCCAGCGTGCCGTCCTTGAACGGCCCCATGGTGTCCCCTCGCTTCTCTCCGTTGCGGCCCATCCGCCAGGCGATTGTGGTGGTGATGTTCATGGTGCTGCCTCCAAAGCTGCCACCAATGCGGCGGCCTCGGTTTTGCCGTATGCGATGGGGTCGCCCGGCATCCAGACGCGCCACTGCGGACGCTGACCTGGGATCATCTGCTGCGTGTTGACCGGACTACACCAAGCCACCCTCACCAGCGCCAACAGGCACCCGAGGGTCGCAGCGTCGGAGAGGTCTGGGATTTGCTCCGTGTCTCCAGTCCGAATCTCAGAAGCTGAACAGGCTCCGTGCTTGTCGAAGAACTCGACATACCAGCGCCCTGCCTCTCCCTCCTTGGCCGAGAGGACTCGGTCGCCTTCGTCGTCCAGCATGCCCGGCATCCACTTGAATCCCTTGAGGCTTGCAACAAGCTTGCCGAGTTCGATCATATCCTGAGTCATGGTGCTGCCTCCAGCGCCGAGACAATCACCTCGGCCTTACGGTTTGCCTTCCACGACCCAACGCCAGGCACGTCGAGATACCACCCGTTGGCCCGACCGAGGTCAGTCACAAGGCAGGGGTTCAGGTCGTGCCGGTCGTGCGCGATCATCACGAGGTCGAACACCTCAGCCAAGGTGCCGGTGTGGTCGAGGTCCGGCACGGCGTTCGCTGGCTCGCTCCAGTAGGCTGCCTCGTGTCGCGTGCCCCATAGCAAGCACCCGTTCGGGAGAGCCTCAGCGAGCACCACGCGGCCGTCGAGGTCCCGCATGCCGACGGTCCAGCGGAAGTGGCGGGAGTTGCGGGCGCGGAGCCCGAGGAGTCTCATGGGGTCACCTCCAGGCATTCCCACGCGAGAACCCAGCCGACGGGGCGCGTGGCTTCGAGGTCCTCTGACACGGTCGCCCTGCCGACTGCGCTATCAATCGACGTGACGACGCCGACCTTCTGACCCTCAAGCGGCAGCATGAAGACGACCTTCGAACCAACATCTGGGCGAACCTGCTTCATCACTTCGGCGTTCTGGACCATCCAAGCATTATTGGCTGCCCGCTTAGCTGAGTGGGTGCTGAACCCGTCGAGGTGGCTGACGAGCTGAGCGTCGATCGCCCAGCCTTCGTAATCGAGTTCACGGGCAGCCTCATAGCCATCTTTGTGGCCGTACTGGAACACCTTCTTGATATCCGCCTTCTCCCCGTCATCGAGTTTGTCGTTCCACTTCTCGTAGTTCTCGACCCACTCGGCCACTGCTGCGTCGATGTAGCCGGCCCTCTTCGGGCGGGCGGGGATCATCCCTCACCCCCGCAGTCCGTAGCCAGGTCACCGTGCGCGCCGTCGTCGTTGTCGCTGGTCAGGTGCTCGTGGACCGCGCCTGCTCCGGTGCTGTCCTCGGCCCTCGCAAGGTCCGCTCCCCACTCGTCAATGGTGGCGTTGCAGTCATCGCAGTTCACGCGAGACAGGCTGTCAGTCAGCCCTTCGTTGGGGCCGTAGGCGCCGCACACCGCAGCGCCGAGGATTCCGTAGTGAAGTTTCATTCTGTTCTCCTGTGCTACTACAACCTTATCCGATTTGGATAACACGCGGTAGCACTTTCTCGGACAATCTCCCCCGCCCTCCACCACCCACCCCACCACCACGGGATCTGCGGGGTGTTCGAGCTTGGCGCAGCGATCGTCGGGCAGGGCGTGATCGCAGGTGGCGCAGGTCATCACCACTCCCTCGCCAGCCGGTCATCCTCACGCCTCACACAAGCCTCGTCGTCCTCCATCAGCGGCTCCCCCACCGGCTCTGGCTCGTAGCCTGCTGGCTGCTCCTGCTGCATCGCCCGGATGTCCATCGCGCTCGGGTCCACCGAGTAGCCAGACCCGAACACCAGCCCGTTGCCCTCACACCACGCCACGACCTTCCTGCTCGCCAGCACCTTGCCCGCCTCGACCACCCGACCGCTGGCGCAGTTGCACGCGGCCTTGACGGTGATTACGGGCTGATAGCTGCTCCCGTCCAGGCGGGTCACTCGGGGCGCGCGGAAGAACTGGCCGCGGCCCTCGCGGGTGAGTTGGGTGTGGGCGATCGTGGTTAGGCCCTCGGAGCAGTGGCGGCATCCTTCGCGGCTCATGAGAGCCACCACCCAGCAGCGTGGGCGGCCTCATCGGCAAGGCGTTGTGCGTCTTCAAATGATGCACAGCCGATACGTGCGCCGCCCATGTACCACCACACACCGCCCGCGCCGTCCTCGACCACCTCCGACCAGCCAGTTCCGTTGTCGTCGTGACGCACTGCGCGCTTGTAGGAGGTCCAGTCCATCGCCCATGTTGCCAGCGCTCCACGAAGCGGCTTCTCACCCCGGCCAACCCTCCGACAGCACTCTGCCAGCGCCGCAGGAATGCGCCTCGCCCACTCGCAGGGGTGGCCCTGCTTCTCCAGCCAGTAGCAGGCGAGATCTTGGGCCATGGGCTGGTCGAGGGGGAGTGTGTCGTGGTGCCCAGGCTCCGACCAACCGCCGACCTGCTCCCACAGCCCGAGGTCTTCGCCCACCCCGCGCCAGTTGGCCCACGCCTCATGTATTCCAGGCAGGTCGCTCGCATTCAGAATCAGATCGCTCATCGCTTCACCTCCAACAGCCCAGAGTTCCGCCCCTGCTCGAGCGCGTTCTTCGCCCCCTCAATCACCCGCTTAGCCTCCGCGCGCCCCGTAGCGCCGTCGTAGGCCTTGCGGAAGCTGGCCCGATTCGCCACCTCATCGAAGGACGACATCACCCCAACCTTGCGAAAGCCGCCCAACGCCTTCACCCCAGCAACGATACCCACCGCCGTAGCGTGGTGCTCGTGGGCGAGGAATGGACACAGGCCCCTCACCTCGGGGTCGTAGGCGTCCACCTCCGCTTGGGTCGCCACAGGCGTGTGGGTGCGCGTGTCCTTGTGGCTGGCTGACTTCCGCATCACGCCCCACGCCTCGTCGGCGGTGAGTTTGAGGCTGGCGCCGAGCTCACGGCCGTACTTGATCACCGAGCCAGGCACGGGCCACTGGCGATACTCGTCGTCACGCATCCACGCCATTCCGGCGCCGAGGAACTTTTGAGGACTGAGATCGAAGGTCAGGTTGTCCCATAGAACGAGCGCTCGCTGATAGGCCGCCGGGTCAGACCAGCGCTTTGGCTTCGTGTAGCCTGCGTCCTCAAGTGCGTCGAAGAATGCCAGGATGGTGTCGTGCTTGGCGGTCATTGCTACTCCCTTAGAATGGATAGGTGTCGTCGTAGAGGTTTGGCTCTTGGATTGCTGGCAGCTGCATCTCGTTCGGATCTGCTGGCGTTATGTCGCGGACCACTCTCTGGTTGCCGCCGAATCCGCGCCCAGATCTGATTCGGTCGTTCATCTCGCGGATCGACATGTCTTGGCCCATGTCCACCTTCTCGCCAGCGTCACTCCACCGGCGAGCCTTGGACAACTTGTCGGCCAACTTGGTGGTGCGGTAGATGTTCACCGGGAAGAGGTACTCGTTCTCGGTCCCGCCCTCTTTGTCGCCTCTGAGGTGCTGGGCTGAGAACTCAGGAGATTGGAAGGCCCAGCGGGCGATGAGGCACAGGTCCTCGGGGGTCTGCTTGTGCTTGCCCTTGAGGACCTTGGTGATGGCTCCTCGGCATGCCTTGGTCATCTGCTGGCTTCTGGGAGCTCCGGCTTTCTTGCCGGCGTCTTTGCGGTCACGCCAGAGGAGGAACCACTCGTCGAGGACTTGGTTGAGTTGAGCGGTCACTGGGTCCTGCTTGGCAGGGGCCGACGTGGCGTCAGCCACTATGGATGGTTCCTTGAATAGTTCTATGGATGGTTCTTTAATAGTTCGTCGGTCCCTGGGTCCGGGGTTGGTGCACTCAGGGTCCGGGGTAGTGGCTTCAATGTCCGGGGTTGTGCACTCAAGGTCCGGGGTGACAGAGGGACCGGAGTCAGACACTGAGGGTCCGGGGTTGTCCTCCTTTGGCAGATCTCCAATGATGATCTGCAGCAGCGCGACACGCCCGTGCCTTGCTGTGATTGACAGCCCCCGGCCCTCAAGACGTTTGAGGATGCGCCGCACTGACCGTTCGTTCATCTTGGTGTTCTGGGCGATCCGATTGACAGACGGCCAGCACTGGCCAGCGTCGTTGGCATATCGCCCGATGGCGAGGAGCACGATTACCTCTGATGTCGTCAGCCCAGAATCGAAGATCAGCGCATTGCGCTCGTACGTCTTCACGATTCCGCCCTGATTTCTGCATGACGTTTCGTGTGGTGCTTCTTGCAGAGGAATACGACATCGAGCGGCTTCGAGTAGTCTTCGTGATGCGCCTCGGTTGGCGTTGCAGCGCACACTTCGCAAGGTAGCCGCTGCATGCGTCCTGCCTTGATAGCTCGCTGCACCTCTCCCCTTGCCTTTTCCTGCACTCTCCAGCCAGGAACCATCATCCGGACCTTGTAGTCGGTGACCCCCCACCGCTTCGCGAGGTTGACCCGGCCTGGATACGGAGTCCCGTCGTGCAGTCTTTTGGCCTTGAGGTACCGAAGATCGCTTCTGATGGCGTCATCGCACCAAGGCTTTAGCAGTTCTCTTGCGACGGCTTCCCACATCCAGAACTCAACCCTGAAGGTGGATTCGTCGGTTTCTTGTACGTCGATGCCAGGCGCAAATGCGTCAGTCTTGGAGGTCATTGATTTTCTCGATTTTCAGTGTTCTCCAGGCCCGCCACCGAGCCGCCTTGCAAAGCGGCTTCGGTGACTGCTCGTCCGTCGTGGTGAGCGTGGGCTGAAAAGAGAACGATGTGACCCGAAGGCTAACTACTTCATAGCACGTTATCGCCCAGCCGGCCACCACACCGCCACCCCATGCTCCTCACACCGCCTCGCCATATCCGCCGTGCCCCGACCTCCGTGGAAGCCGACCGCGCCGTCGAGTTTGCTGGCGGCCATCTCCGCGTTGCGGCGTGGGCCTGCGCTGTTGCCGTGCTTCTCCCAGTCGGCTGGGTGGGGCTCCTCAGTGAGGTTTAGCGCGGACTGGCTGAGGGCGAGCATGTAGCCGCACCACTCAGCGGCGAAGCGGTCGGCGCCGGTGGGGCACGCGCCGTGGACCAGGGTGAACTCCCCGTGTTTGGCGAGGAGGGCGTAGAGCGCGTCTTCTACGGCGCGGCGGTTGGGGTAGTCTCGGCCGCCGAAGATTAGGATGCGTTTCAAAACATCGACGACTGAACGCCGCTCCTCAAGTCCTTCACCACCATGTCGACATAGGCGGGGTCTGGCTCTATGCAGATCGCGCGCCTCGCCTCGCTTGCTGGCAACTCCTCGCAAGCCATGGCGGCCCTGCATGTCCCGCCGAACGGCTCAAGCACCACGTCGCCAACGCGGGAGGATGAGCGAATCAGCCTATCGTAGAAACTCAGCGGCTTCTGGCATGGGTGACTCTCACCGGCGCCAGTCTTCAGACGCGCAAGCCCAGCGACGGTTGGAGAACGCCACACGTTGCCGATTCCGGTTGGGTGGAAGAATGGCGAGCGGGCTGCCTCGTACTCAGCGCGGAGGTGGTCGTACTCAGCGCGGAGGTGGTCGTACTCAGCGCGGAGGTGGTCGTACGAGGCGCGGAGATCTCCGCCAGGCCAGACGCTTGGGTGGACGAGGTAGGGTCGGTCTCTGTGTTGCCCATGCTCCGTCATTGCCTTGGCGCAGGTTTGATAGTGCTCCCAGATAGGAAATGACCCACCTTCCCAGTTGCTGACACAGCCAGTCAGACCACCAGTCCTGCTCGGAAAGTAGGCAGCCAAGCCCTTGACGTTGAGTCTGGCGGCGAGCCGCTCGGACTTAAAGAAGGCTGGCATCGGGTTGCGCTCGTCGGCGCCAGCCACGTCGGCGATCTCCGCGCCAGCCCCGCCGTCGAGGTTCCACTCGTCGCGCTGGTAGTGGTCGCATACTTCGGTGTAGTCCAGCCATTCCCGCATTCCCGCCGCTCCTATGTCCGCCTTCGATCCCCCCTTGTCCCAGATGATTCGCGTCTTCCTTCGCCACCCCATCGACTCCACCAACTCCCGCAGCGCGCTTGCGCTGTCATCGGTGCCCCAGACGTACAGGTTCGCCGATGGCTTGCAGATGCGCCCAACCTGCTCCAGGTGCGGCCGATACCACTCGCGGAAGTGGTCCCACGACTGGAAGCAGTCCCAGTCGGCCTTGCGCATGTTGTACGGGCCGTCGAGTATCGCGAGGCTGCATAGGCCGTCTGGCAGTGACGGCGCTATCTTGTCGAAGGTGCCTTGGTGGATGGTCGACCTGCTGCTCTTGTATGCTTCCATGCTTGCTCCTCTCCGTTTCCTGTAACGCAAAGCGGCTCGCCTGCTCTTTCAACAGACGAGCCGCTATCGCTCGGGTGACGGCTGCTCGGTTGCCCGCCAAGGCTGTCAGCCGTCACCACCTCACTCTGGTTGGCCAGAGAACAGCCCGTACTGTCTGGGCTTGTTTGATGTTGGGACCTCTCTACAGCCTGGCGCGGCGCCACGAGCTCCCGCGAAGGCTTCTGCTCGAGTCTGCACCTCGACGCGGCGACCTTGCGTGCTGCGGGCCCACCAACTCCATGGGAGTCTGAGGCCGGGTCCGGCGCCTGCCTCGAGGCCGGTGGGGCTGTAGAGGAGGAGGGTCATGTCGCGTCTCCAAACAGCAGGCAAAGCATCCGCCTGACCCTGGGGCGTTGCCGCTCTCGCTTCTTCGGCCAAGCGCGATGCCTGACTTCGGCGCCGACTGTCTCCTCGACGTAGCGGCGAATCTCGTACTCGGCCAGATTGCCGGATGCGCGAGCCCTGCAGGCCTTGGCGAAGGAGCCGGGGTGTGGGTCGGTTAGGTCTGAGGTGACGATGTTGATGAAGGTGGCGAGGGTCATGTGATGCCGACTGCGATGACCACGTCGGTGATGCACTTGCGGGCAAGCTGCTTGCCGTGCTTGCGATGGTCTTCAGTGAGTTGATCTGGTGAGATGCTGAGCAGCCACGCGAGTTCTCGCAGGTTGTCGGCGATGGCGAGGTTCAGTTTGTGGATTCTCGCGTGCTCGTCGGCGACGATGTCGCGGTCTGCTTTGGCTGGGGCGCTCATGTCTCGCCTCCACTGAACGGCGACCCGTTGATGTTGTCGGGATGCAGCGCGATTCGCACCTGCTCGACACAGGCAGGGCAAGCCGTCAGACTGCCTCCAGCCTTGGCGTTGTAGGCCGCGTGGTCGATGCTGATGAATGTGGAGCCGATGGCTCGGCGCCCGCACCATGTGCGCTTGTCGTGCTCGGCGTGGGTGTGGCGGATGCAGGTACTGGTGTCGCTCATGCTTTCTCCGAGTAGTCCGAGAGGCAGATGATGTGAGAAGTGCATGCATTAATCACGCCCTTGCGCGGCCTGCGGCTGGCCTTCTCCTGCTTCAGCATGGCCATCACCAGCAGCAGGTCGTACTCTGGATCGTGGTCGGCCTCGTCGCCAGTCAGCGGCACTACTCGCGGAAGTCTGGCGATGATTTGTTTCGTCGCGCCTCGCAGGCGGCCCATGGCGTCTGCTCGGATATCGTCAGCGCTGAATCCGCTTGCCGTGATGCTGTCGTCTTCTGGTGTCATGCTGTCCTCGGGTGCTGCCCGGTGCGACGCAGCCACGACCAAACGTCGTGGGCGGTGCCGGTGTAAACGGTCTCTTCGGCGATGATCGTGGTGACGATAATCTCCTTGCGGTAGTTGCCTGCTGGTCGGGTGGTGTAGTTGAGGGAGGCGAGGACTTGGTGGAGGGTGGGGTTAGTCACCGTCCACCTCCACCGCGTCCAAGTCTTCAAGAGGAGCCCACAACTCCACCGTCACAGCACACACGCACTGCTCCCCCACCAGCGCGATCGGCTTCATGCCGGCCACCCCGCCAGGCCCGCCTACGTCGGCGCAGGGCTGGTTGCAGGCGGTGAGGTCGGGCTGCTCTTGCGGCGCTGGTGTGTCGAGGGACCACGCGGCGAAGAGGATGAAGGCGGGGATTGCGGCGAGTCGGAAGAGGTCGCTCACGACTGCTCCTGTTTGCGCTTCCAGTCGACCAACTCGAAGAGGATCGGCCAAGGGAGGGTGACCATCTCAGCGGTGTAGCCCATGTGGCCGTGGCTTTTCTCGCCCTTGGTGGTGAGTCCGCCGCTGTCAGTGACGGCGCCGAGGTCGCTGTCGTCGAAGTAGATCTCTGGCTCGTCACTCTCGGTGTTCGGGTAGACGACCAACTCAGCGCTGGTGTGTAGATCCCGAATGGTATCGCCATGCTTGGCAGCGAAGTCAGCCTGGAGAGTGTTGAAGTATTCGTTCATGCTGTGCTCCGTTGCGGTGGGCTTGTCCCCTCCCGACACACTAACTATAGCACGGCGAAACATGGCGACAAGTAAATAACCGAGATGATCGCGGAAAGGATCCTCAGTCGATCCGCCCATCACAGTCATTGTCGGCCCCGTCCATCACTTCAAGCCCCAGCGGATGCGCCGAAGCATCCCCGTCGTCGCAGTCGCCCGGCTCATCAGCCCAAGCGTCGAGATTGCCCACGAGTTCCCACGGGGCACAGGCGGTCACCGCGATCCGGCTGTCGCCCCACCCATCCCGATCGAGGTCGGCGTACCAGGTGAAGGTGTCGGCCGGGGTCTCGTCCACCATGCCGTCGCAGTCGTTGTCGATGTGGTCGCACCACTCAACCGAGGTTCCAGGGTGGGTGTCCGCGTCCTCGTCGTCGCAGTCGTCGCCGCGCGCTGAGGAGTCCTCAGGAGGAGCGCAGGAGACCAGCGCAGCGCCAGTCCCGTAGCCATCGCCGTCCGCATCGAGGTAGTAGGTCAGCCCCGCGCCCTCGTCGATGAGCCCGTCGCAGTCATTGTCCAGGCCGTCGCAGAACTCCTCGGCGCCCGGGTAGGTCCACCCGCTGGAGTCGTTGCAGTCGCCGCCGACATCGGTCATCGCCGGGAGGAGTTCGCAGGCCACCATCCAGCGCTCGGGGTCTCCGTGGCCGTCTCCGTCGGTGTCGGCCCACTGGAGGACCGGGGTGCTGCTGGCGTCGAAGTCGTTGCAGTCGATGCTCGCGGGCCAGCCGTCTCCGTCCGCGTCGAGATCTGGGGTGAGAGGGGCAGTGGTGGTGCAGGCGAGTAGCAGGAAGAGGGTCATTCGTTCTCCAGGGGTTGTGCAAGTCGTTGGACGCGGGCTGCGATGATCTTGTTCATGGTGTCGGCGGACCGGACGGGGGAGAAGGGTAGGGTCTCCTCATCCTCGGATTCGGCCTGCCTGAGTCTCATGTGCTGCTGGTTGTGGCAGGGGCGGCAGAGCGTGATCCCGTTGTCGACGTCAAGCGCCACCTCGGGGTGCCTGTCCTTGAGGAGGATGTGGTGCGCCACGAGGTCCTCTTTGGTCTGGCAATGCTGGCAGGTGTGGCCGTCGCGTTCTCGGACCTTGTCCGACCACTGAGCCAGGGCGTAGGCGGTCGGGATCTTCACCAGCCTCAAGGGTGGGCGTTCGTCGCTCATCGCATGCTCTCCAGTAGTTCGGCCAGCTGGGTCGCCTGCTTGTGGTGGAGTTCGTCCCACGCGCCAGCGATAGCTCGCAGCAGCCGCCCGCGTGGTGAGTCTGGCTCCTCATTGAAGAGGATCAGCTTTCCAGACCGCTCAAAGAGTTCGATCCGAAGCCTGGAAGGGTCAACAAAGTAGGCATCAGCTACCAAGACGATTTTGCTCGGAGTGATTGGCCTGTCCCTAACTTCGATATCGCGGATATGCGGGGCTGACATCCCCAGCGCTTCGCCCATTTCACCAGCAGTCAGGCCGAGTCCTTTTCGGGCTTTTCTGAGATCAACCAGGTCCATTTTTCGTCCGAGGCGGTGAGGCGTCGTTGCCTCATTCTGTTATAGTCTATCCCATGACCGGACCACAAACGCCAGCGCTGACACCAGAGATGAAGTCCTGGCTCGACGGCCAACTCAAGGCGGGCGTCTCTGACTTCAGAGATCTCGCGCGAGGTCTGGCGAAGGCCAAACTCATCTCGAAGAAGTTGCCGGTCATGAGGTCCTATGTGCCACTCATCCGTCAGTACCTCATCGCGCACGAGGGACAGCGAGGCGTGACTCCAGGCTCGACAGCCAACGAAGTCCCGCCGCCCGTAAGCAACAGGGACATCAGATCGGGGCCCCGCGAGACGCCGAACATAGACCGACAGCAGCGCCGAGCAGCAGCGGACGCAGAGAAGCGCCAGAACGAGACCAACAAGGCGGCCAGGCGCGCCCACGTCGAAGCCGTGATCATGCGGGGCGGCCTGACTCGGATGGCCGTGCTCGAGCTATGCGCCAAGTGGGGGTGCAAGCCAACCGACATCAAGGCCGACGAGCGGATCGTGCTGGACTCGATGACCGAGCAGATGTCCTCGGAGTCAGTCCTTAGCTACACCGCCCGCTGGTTCAAGGGTATGGACCTCTTGATCGCCGAGTCCGCCGATCGGGGCGACATGAAGACAGCGATGCGCGGCCAGATCGCGATGGGGGAGGCGCTGGGCATCCTCGGCGGGGCTGAGAACGCGGTGACCGTGGTGATCGGGGCCGAGCAGGACGCGGGGGTGTACGTCTCGCGCGACCCTGAGGCGCTGAGGCTGGCCCGGGTGAACCGACGGGCTCGGCTGATTGAGTTGAGGCAGGAGAGGGCGGTGCTGGCTGAGGAGCGGGGTGGGCTCGTTCTTGAGGCTGTGCACCCGGTGATTGAAGATTGAAGGAGCATGAGATGAGCGAGTACATGGAAAACAAAGGCGGGTCGCTCTATATATATGACGAGGGCTTCAGGCACGGAGTGGTTGAGAGCGATCTCGGACCGGGAGAATACGAACTCGTCTATGACGAGCGAGAGAAAGGCCAATGAATCAGAAAGTCAACCATCGGCCCAATAAGCGTCAAGCGATTGGAGGACCTTTTGCGTGGAGCTCGGCTACTTGGAAAGTGGGAGGCTAAGGAAGGGTGACCACCGAACACCTCGACCTCCTCGAAGCCCAACTCCTCGACGTAGACGCCGAACTCCGGCTGCTCGAAATCGAGGAGCGGGCCGACAACGCCGAACTCGCAATCCAGGGCGGGCGCGGAGCTCTCGCCGCGTTCGTGCGGTGGGCGTGGCCGATCGTGGAGCCGGGGGTCGTGCTCGAATGGTCGTGGTTCCTCGACCTGCTGTGCGAGGAGTGGGAACTCTTCATCAGCGGGAAGACTCAGGACCTCCTGATCAACATGCCGCCCGGGATGATGAAGAGTTTGATCGGGTCGGTATTCGTGCCGGCGTTCGACTGGCTGCACCAACCATATCGGCGCTCCCTGTACTGCTCAGGTACGGCCAGCGTCAACAAGCGAGACAGCCGGCGCTGTAGGGATGTCATCCGGTCTGATGACTACATCGTGCTTGCAGCCGAGGCCGCGCGGCGCAGGGGTGAGGAGCCCTGGACACTCAAGAAGGACCAGTCTGAGAAACTGGATTATGCGAATACGATACAGGGCCAGCGCCTGTCTGTACCGCTGGGCGGTAGGATCGTTGGACAGCGCGGCAACATGCTGGTCGTCGATGACCCGCACGACGTGAAGGAGATCGTCCTGGGTGGACCCGACCAGGTCCGAAAGAGGCTCGCGGATCGCGTCCACATCTTCGACAAGGTGCTCCCCACCCGACTCAACGACCAGCGCAGGGACGGGCGCGCCGTGGTCATGCAGCGGCTGCACACCGACGACGTGTCGGGCCACTGCATCCGAGAGGGCGGCTGGCGTGTGGTGGTGTTCGCCATGCGCTTCAACCCGGACAACCCTCACAACCACCCGAAGGACCCGAGGACCGAGCGCGGCGAGCTGCTGGACCCGGTGCGGTTCCCCGAGGAGGTGCTGCGGAAGCTGGAGAAGCGCCTTGGCCCGTCACAGGCTGCCGCCCAACTCCAGCAGGAGCCCCGCATAGTCGAGGGTCTGAGGTTCAAGCGCGAGTGGTTCCGAGTCTACAAAGGCCTCCCGACCGCGATCGCCATGGCTTGCCAGATGCTGGTGCTCTCGGTGGACTGTGCCGCGTCGAAGAATAAGGAGGCGGACTGGACTGTGATGGTGCTCTGGGGGTTCATGCGTGGGCGGCGGTATCTGCTTGACCAGATCCGAGTAAAGAGCAACTACCCCGAGCAGAAGCGGGCTTTGCTTCTGATGTGGAACAAGTGGCGCAACGCTGGGGTCCGCAAGCTGCTGATCGAGAACAAGAGCAACGGGCTCCCGCTGATTGACGAGGCCTTGGTCGCAGGGATGCCCGCGATCGCCTTCAATCCGGGCTCCATCGGCTCCAAGGTGGACCGCGCCAGCTACACCGAAGGATGTGCTGAGGCCGGGCTAATCTACATCCCCGACGAGAAAGACGAGGCGTGGGTAGCTGATTGGGTGGATGAGCATTTGGCTTTTGGGCCTGGCTGCACGCACGACGACATGGTGGACGCGACCTCGCAGGTGATGTGCCACTGGGGGAAGGACTCGGGCACGGGGGATCAGGGGCTGGTTGGGGCGGACTTGGTCAAGCAGCAGTTTGCGTTTTTGCTTGGCTGACCTGTTTCTCTGTGTTACGGTATTGGAGTAACAACGGAGAGCGAGATGGGAGACAAGCACGAGGACGAAGCCAAGGCTTTCAGAGATTATGTCGAGAAGGCGATGGGCGAGTTCGTCGGTGAACGACTGGATGACCCGACTCTGGCCAAGCGCGTGGCCAAGAAGCTTGGGGAGATTGTCGAGTCAATCGACATGCCGCCAAGCATCACGCTGGCCATGCTCGTCGACGTGTTCGAGATGGAATCTTCGACCATTCCGGAGTTCGGCGCAGCCTACCTCGCCAAGAGGGCGGTCGATGCGCTGGATTTGGCACTGGTGCAGCACATGGCGCTTGACCTTAAGGAGGCCGACAATGACTGACATCAAACGAACCGAGCGCGGCTGGGCGGGGCACTACATTCTCGCCAACCGCTGCCTCTTCCGGCGCAACACCCTGCTCCAGTACGCCGGACTCAGCGTGGTGGTGTCTACGGTTGGGCTTCAGGTGCGGCGAGAGAGTTTGATCGATCCTGGGGTTGAGGCCTCGCCGGAGGAGCATTTCGAGACGGTCGGCTCAGGGCGTTACTTCGAGACTCAGGCTTTCCACGCCATGGAGGGCGACCGCTGGCTTGATGCCGACGTGTGTCAGCCGATCAGTCTGAACTCGCCGCACACCATCTCTGAGATCGACGCTGACGACAGAGCCAACAACATGCACGAGGCTGTTGTGGCTGAGCTCAGTGAGCGCCTTCTGGCTGGCGAGGTGTTGACATGACCAAACCAACCCTACTCGTCACCGGCTTCAACCGCTGCGGCTCCTCCCTGATGATGAAGATGCTCGACAAAGGCGGGGCCGAAGTCATCGCCGAGAACACCGACACCTACGAGGTCTCGTGGCTCGCCGACCTGACCACGCCTCAAACCAAGGTGGTCCTGAGCCAGGCGCCCGGCCGTGCGATCAAGATCCTCGACCCGCACCTGAACTTCAAGCACCTGCCCGAGGGCGACTACATCGCGATCGTGGTGGAGCGCGACCACGGAGAGCAGGCCAAGAGCATCGTGCGGGTCATGCGGCTGGTTGGGGTGTTGGATGGCTCGGTAGACGAGGAGGAGGAGCGCCGGGTGCTGCGCAAGGTGAAGTCGGGGCTGAAGCAGGACCAGCCGAGGATGCTGGAGGAGGTCCGACGGGTGACTGGGGGGCGGTTCATTCGAGTCCGGTTTGAGAGTCTGCTTTCTGGCGAGTACCAGCCATTCTTCACCATGGGATTCGTCAGCAGCGTTTGTGCTGGCCTTGATCCAGAAGCCATGATGGACTGCATTCAGAAGCGCGGAGGTGACTCATGAAGCGCTTCATCCTGTTCACCACCGAGGACTACTACCCAGCGGGCGGCGTCAAAGACATCGCTGGGTCGTTTGACTCATTCGAAGAACTCGACCTCGCGCTGGTGTCGTCCAGTGACCGCTACGCCGACGAGGCGCAGTGTCTCGACACCCAAGACGACCGGAAGCGCATCAGGCGGAGGGTGGAGTACAGCAGCAAGTGGGAAGCGTGGCGCGACTGGGAGGAGGCATGAGCGCCGGGATCACCAAGTGCGGGAAGCGCGCCTACCCCGGCCAGGCTGAGGCGAAGCGCGAGGCCAAGCAGATCCGCTACCGGTCGGGGATGCCGTTCCGCGCCTACCCGTGCCCCGACTGCAAGGACTGGCACATCTCGAAGACGCCGCCCCGCAACGGGAAGATCGGCGGGAACAAGAAGCGGAAGCGTGGGCGCCGGCCTGTTCGGGGTCAGACGTTCGAGGAACTGGCGAAGAAGATGCGCGAGGAGCGCGTGGGAGGTGAGGTATGAGTGAGTGGACCAAAGAACGCGAGGACGAGATCCGCGCGCGGTGTGAGGCGGCGACTGATGGGCCGTGGATCCGCTACAGCCATAGGACCGGCATCGTGCTTGGTTGCGGCGGAGCGAGCGCCATCTGTAATGCCAGAAACTCAACTCAAGATGCATCATTCATCGCTAATTCTCGCCAAGATCTACCCGACTCCCTGGCCGAACTCGACCGCCGCGCCGAAGCGCTCACCACCGAGCATAACCTCGGCTACCGCAAGGGCTACTCCAACGGCCACTACGACGCCACGGAGGGCGAGGAGTTCAGCGACAGCCCCGGCGATTCGGCCGAGATCGAGCGGACCACGGAGGCGGCGTATCTGGAGGAGATCGCGGCGCTGCGGACTCAGGTGCAGCGGGCTCTGAGGGTCGTCAATCGCTATCGCGGTGTCATCAGCGGCCGACAGTCAGCCCACCCTGACGAGGTGGTGGCTGAGTTCTGCGCGGAGACCGAGAAGGACTACGCCGATGTGTTCAAGGCTGCGGACGAGGAGCGGACTCGGTGGCGCCGTCGCGGGATACCCTATCTGATGCCTGGGCGGAAGACTGATGCGTAAGGTCTTTCAGACGATCATCGACCGCGAGCGAGGCGACTGCGAACGGGCCTGCGTTGCGACCATCTTGGGGCTCCCCATCGAGGACGTGCCCAACTTCGCTGACCCAGAGATGCGGACCCACCTGCACTTGTGGATGCGCGAATGGCTCCACACGCAGGGCTATGGCATCATCGAGACCAAGCGGGATCTGGGGCCGGTCGATTACACCTGCACCGGGCTGTACCGGCTTGCGGCCATCGCCACCGTGCCGTCGCAGGTGTTCAAGGACGGCAAGCACGCCATCGTCGTAGGCTGGCGCGTCCACCCCGAATACGAGGGCGCGTTGGAATGCTACGTTGTCCACGACCCCAACCACAGCAACGCGCCCTATGGGGACGTCACGGAGTTGGTGGAGCGGCTGCGCTGGATTGTTCCCCACATGCTGTAGAGCGAGTCATCCATACTCGTTGACTTCCAGCAACGAGTCTCGCCCCGCAAGACCCCTCACCTCGGTGGGGGTCTTCTGCATTCGCCTTTCCAGCCGCGCGGCGCTATTCTATGCATCAGGAGGTAGCCCATGGGTCTACGCGAAGATCTTCAGGACTTGCAGGACCGGGCCGCCAGTGGCTTTACGGGGCCAACATTTGAGCCGCTGCAACTCCCGGCGCCAGTTGAGAGGGTGGACACCGCGCAAGTAGAGGTGCTGCCGGCGCCGGAGCCATACCGGTCGGACTCGATCGCGAACTTCCAGACTGCGCTCGGGACTACGAGGGACAAGGGGCAGGCCGCGCGGCCGAGCCGGAACCTGCTGCCGCTCAGCTTCGCCGAACTCTACATCCTCTACCGGCACAATGGGTACGCCAAGCGCTTCGTCGACGTGGTGCCCGACAACGCCACCAAGAAGAACTGGCGGCTCCTGCTCCAGCAAGAGAAGGACGCCGACCCCGGCGAGAAGGTCAAGGTCCAAGCCGAGTTCCAGCAGGAGATCCTGAACGAGAACAAGCGGCTCTCTCTGGTGAGCAAGACGGCGGACGCAAACCGCTGGGGCCGGCTATTCGGCGGCGCTCTGATGCTGATGATCACCGAGGACGATATCCCCGGTGACTTCGACGGGAACGCTCAGCAGTGGCTTGCACAGCCGCTGGACCTCGACAAGGTGAAGCGCCTGCAGAACCTCGTGGTGCTCGACGCGGTGGAGTTCACCGCCCAGTCCTACAACGACGACCTCACCTCCCCACGCTTTGGCCGGGTCGAGACATGGAGCATCAACGCCAGCACGGGCGGGCACTCGGTGGTCGGGACCATCCACGCGACCCGCGCGCTGTACTGGCCAGGCGCCAAACTCCCGCCTAGCCGGTCGGTGGCGAAGGGCGGCATTGACGACAGCGTGCTGCAGGCTGCTTGGGACCAGCTGCGCAACAAGACCTCGGTTGACCAAGGTGGCGCCGTTCAGGCTCAGCAACTCACGCGGGACATCCTGACGATCAAGGACGTCAGCACGATGACCCTGAGCGATCAGGCAGCGACCTTCGCCATGCGGATGAAGGCGCTCGCGATGGGGCTCAGCGCCAACAACATGGCGATCATGAACGAGGGCGAGGACTTCAAGAGCCACGTCGCCAACGTCACGGGCTTCGACAAGCTGGACAACGCCGCCCGTAGCGCACTCGCTGCTGCAACCGGCATGTCTCAGGTGCGCCTGTTCGGGGAGACCCCCGGAGGCCTCAACAGCGACGGGGAGAGCAGCCAGCGCCACGACGCGAACATGGTGGCCGGCGTGCAGGAGACTATCTATCGGCCGAACCTTGAGCCGCTGTACACGGTGATGCTCGCCGCGAGCGAGGGGCCGTTTGCTGGCCTCGAGGCCGACTGGAACCTTGAGTTTGTGCCCCTCGGCGAGCTCACGAAGAAGGAAGAGGCCGAGATCGGGGAGATCAACTCGCGCACTGACAAGAACTACACCGACGCCGGCGTGCTGCCTGCTGACCACGTAGCCGCCTCCCGATTCGGGCCTGGCGGGGATCAGGGCATTCTCCCGATCGACGCTGAGGCCGAGGATGCAGCCGACCTTGAGCGCACGCGGTTGGCGATGGAGGAGGAGAAGAAGCGGATCGCTGAGGAGCAGGCCGCAGAGTAGAAAACCCGCCACCGATTGCTCGGGGCGGGCGCCTTGTCGGGGGCTTGGCTTAGTCTACCACGGGAGCAGTCAAGTCGAGCCACTCTCCAGCCACCGGCTCGCGGTAGACGCGCTCTCCATTCACCACCCTCACCTCAGTCATGCCGAGAGATACGGCTGTCGCGTTGACAGCGGCGATAAGGTCGGGAGTCCACTCCAAGGGTGGAGCACTGCGTGAGACTGGACCATCGTGAAAGAGTAGCGCCTTCATGTCCTTGTCCGAGAGGAGGATCGATATTCTCACGTTCATCATCCTTCACCTCGTAGCGTCCACGGCGTGAAGTCGGTCCGCCCTTCACGCGGGTCAGGACCAAGCCCCAGCGCGTGCTGCTCCATCGCCTCCCAGAACTTCCGCTTCTCAGCGTCGCCGGCTGGGTCGCCCGCACAGGGCGTCCAGCATGTCGAGGGTGCTCAGGGTCTTCTCGTTGGTTCGGATGATTCCCTCGATACCGAGGCGGGTGAAGTTCTTGGCCAATTGCGTTGCGTTCATGTCGTTCTCCGTTCTGCTTCTACTATAGCACGCTGTAACGACGCGTCAAGGAACACGATCACACGATCCCGCCCCGCGATTGACCGCCGCCCCGCTCGGCGATAGCCTGAGACAGAGGAGGAACTCATGACCGAACAACTGCGCCGAGCTCTCGCCCGATACAAGAAGCACTTCATCATCGGCTTCACCAAGCCCGTGGACCGTGACGCGGTGGCCCGCCTTGCGAGCCTGGACCACCTGAGTGATGAGGAGTTCGCCGTCCGCCTGGACTCCGCGCGCCGCGCCTGCAAGACCGTCTTCGGTAGGGGCTGCGAGGACTTCCTGATTGCTCAGGTCATGATCGCCGAGGTTGAGACCGTCGAGGTTGAGCGGTTGGTTGGGGTCGCGCCTGAGCTTGAGCCAAAGGTCGAGCCGCCCAAAAAGGAAGAGCCCGCCCCTACGAAGCCCGGCAAGCGACTCGCCTCGTGGATGGAGGTCAACAAGGTGCCCGACCTCTCCTTCCTCGCTGACTACACCGAGAAGGACCTGCTCGACTCCGATGGTATCGGCCCCGCCGTGCTCAAGGAGATCAAGGTACTGCTCAAGGCTAAAGGCCTCTCCCTCAAGGAGTAGCCCGTGGCGGCCATAACCACAGCACCTGGATCTGAGGCGACCACCAAGCGCGCCAAATACTACCCCCGCCAGTGGGAGGGCCAGTATGCGCGGTTCCTGCGTCGTAGGGTGAAGATCCTGACGGCGCTCGTTGCGGACCAGGTAGCCGAGTTGCTCGAGGACGCCCAAGAACGGGAAGACCTCGATGCCATGTTCCGCGCTGACTCGGACTCCGTCTTCGTGCGTGCCTTCGACGTGATGATTGAGGCCCTGCGCCGCGTGCTGCCGTCCATCGCGCTGATTCGCCCCAAGAGGCTGCTGCCCTTCGGCAAGGGCGTGGACCGGCACGCAGAGCGCACACTCGGGATTCAGGTCAAGGTCCCAGTGCGTGATGCCTTCACCGGCGACATCATCAACAACTGGGCCCGGACGAACGCCGATCTCATCACCAACATGGGCCACACCTATCTGGACGACGTAGCCAAGCAGGTCTCAAAGGCCGTCATCGAGGGGACCACGACGAAGGACCTCGCCAAGATCATCAGGGAGCGGACTGGCGTCGGGCTTCGGCGGGCTGACCTGCTCGCGCGAGACCAGATCTCAACGCTCAACAGCCAGATCACCCGAGCACGCCAAGAGGCGGCCGGGATCACTGAGTTCGTTTGGGTGGACAGCGGGGACAGCCGGGTCAGGACGAGTCATGAGCAGTTGCACAATCAGACGTTCAGTTGGGTCACAGGCGCCCCCGGAGAGGGCCGGCCCGGCGAGCCGATAAACTGCCGGTGCACCGCTGAGCCCGTGATTCCTGACTGAACTCAGGGGCCCAGGTTGCTTGCGCGTCGAGACCAAGGCGCTCGGCGAGCGGTCGGGGCTTTGGGTGGTGGGGTCGCTTCAGGCCTTGGAAGGTGAAGCGGGGGTCGAGCATCACCACTCACCCCGCAGAAGCACGCACCGGATCACGGCCTCGCCCATCGTCTGGCTTGCCGGTGTCCCGCTCATGCGCCCGAACTCGTCGCGCCATCGAAGCATGGGCTGCCGGTCCTCGCGCATCACGTTGAGGATGTAGCGGTGCCGGAGCATCGAGAGCAGGATGTAGCCGGTGCGCTCGTCGTAGGCGTCGACGATTCGAAGACCGAGATCGTGCGGCCAGTCGTATTCGCCATGGGGGTTCTCGTTCCTGCTGAGCCGGTGCCCGAAGTACTTCAGGGTCGGCAGTTGCGTGTTCATGCCGGGCTCCCAATGGAAGCCGGGCAGCCGCATTGCCTCTTGGACTTGCTCGACGGTCAGCATGACTCGACCCCGAGCAGCGCCTTCAGCTGAGGCTCAAGACGCTCAACAGCATCTCGACCACTCTCGCCTTGCTCCAGATCGATGCCGCCGATGTAGGAGTAGACGCCGTGTGGGTCGTCCTCAATCTGCTGTTCATCGGTCCCGCACAACTCCCACACGGCGGCAACGGCGCGGTGGTAGTTCTCTGGACATGTGTGCTCGTCATAGAAATAGCTTTGGTCCTTCCCTTGTTCTCCGTGGCTCTCGAAGCGCATCCCTTCAACGATAAGCACGAGCGTCCCGCCCTCCAACTGGAGCACCTCAAGCGTCTTGATGCGGCGCTCGGCGCGAGCCTTCACGGTGACAGCCTGGCCATCCACGGTCCCCTCGTAGGCCCCGCCGCAATGGTCGCAGTACCACGAGCCCCATTGGCGCTTACTGTCGAGTAGATGGTCGATGCGCCCGGCTGGCTTGAAGCAGTGTGGGCAGATCACTCTTGTGATGGTTTCTGTTGTGGTGCTCATGGCCGGCCTCCCTTGCCCGGAGTTCCGCGCAGCACGCCGGGGCCCTGCTTGAGATTCCCGATCATCTTGCCAGCCATTGGCACACGGACGGACTCGCCGAGAATCGTGAGATTGAGCATCGGATGGAACTGCCTCACCGGATAGTCGTGGCCTTGGTCGGAGTAGTGGATGGTCCTGAAGGTTGCCGTGTACTTGACGTTGGAAATGACGCCATCCGGGAACCTCACATCACAGCGCCCGTCGACTTCAACGAGTTTCACGCCGTTGACGGTGTAGGTGAGATGTTCCCACGAGTTCGTCACTTCCACCTTGTAGAAGTCAATCATATCGTTCTCCATTCGATTCACCAGAACTATAACGCAACGCCATGACAAGTCAATCAACGATCGCCGCCCGTGTTGCCCGTGCCCCGAACCCGTGGTATTTCTTGGGTATCTCTTGCGCGCGCGAGGCCCGTGTGACCGTCCTACAGTACCGCACCGACTCCGATGAAGACGCGCCCACGTCGTACCGCTACGATCGGGGACAACTCGGGCCACCCCGCAAAACCAAAGAGGGCTACCTGATCCTTGAGGGCTACGCGGCCAAGCCGGGGATCCTTGAGTACCGGACTCCGAACGGGATTCGTCGGGAGCTCGTGCTGCCGGATGAGTTGGCTCGGCCCTCCTCGATGGATTCGTTGAAGCACAAGCCGGCGACCTTCAAGCACCCGAAACCCGCAGACAGGCCGGTCGGGCCGCACAATGTGAAACGGCTTGGTGTTGGCGACGTGCCCAAGGTCTGGGTCGATGAGCACGGCTTCCTTCAAGTCAAGGTCATCGTTCGGGACGCCGAGGCTATCCAGGCCATCGAGTCGCTGAAGTCCGTCGAACTCAGCCCCGGTTACATCGTCATGGTCGAAATGACCTCCGGCGAGCACGACGAGTTTGGCCCCTACGATGCCATCCAGCGGGGCCGGTTGTATGACCACCTCGCCATTGTTGATAGGGCTCGCGGTGGCTCCGAAGTCCGCTTGCGGGTAGACTCTGACGACAACCAAGTAGACTCACCACCTGATGGCGCTCCTGCGCTGGAGGAACCAAAGATGAACCCCACTCTTCTGGCCGTCGCGATGCTTCTCAGCGTCCGAGTAGATGCCGCCGACACTGATGAGACCCTCGGGCCCAAGGTGACCGCTGCCGCACAAGACATCAAGGACAAGGCTGAGCGTGTTGACGCTGCCGAGGTCGAGGTCACCAGCGCCACTGAGCGCGCTGATGCCGCCGATGCTGCCAAGACCAAGGCAGAGGCCGACCTGGCCACCGAGCAGGAAGCGCACCGCGCCGACTCCATGGACCTGCCCGCCCTGCAGGATTGGCACGCCAAGCGCTCGGTCCTCGAAGCCCGCGCCAAGGTCGCCAAGGTCGAGAAGGTTGACGAGATGGACAACGAGGCCCTCACCAAGGCCGTCGTCGTCGCCGTCGTCACCGATGCCAAGACCGACGCTGAGCCCGCCTACTACTCTGCCGCCTTCGACATGCTCCCCGAGATCAAGGTCGACGGCGCTGGTTCGTGGTCCGGTCTCCGCAAGGAGCGCCGCAAGGACAGCGACGACAAGCCCGCCAAGCCGATCCAGACTTCCACCGCGAAGACCTGGAACAAGTCCTTCGAAGCCAATCGCCCTACCAAGTAAACCCACCGGGCTTCGGCCCTTAGAATAGGAGATGGCCATGACCATCAGCCAGCAGGCCACCGATGTCCGGGGAGATCGTTTTCTCCAGGGTCGTCCCGGTGAGCCTTCCCAGTACAGCCCGTTCAACAGCGTTCGGGACTTCATCAACAGCGCGCCCCAGGCGAAGCAGACCGCGACCGTCGTGGTTGACACCGCCACCAACAGCACCATCTACACCTACACGGTGAACGGTGTGGACATCACCACCACCTCGGACGCCTCGGCTACCAAGATCGAGATCGCTGACGCTCTCGCGGTAGCCCACAACTCCGAGCCCGCCGTTCGCGGTCAGGTCGTGGCCGTCTCCGATGGCGTCGACACCGTGACCCTGACCAGCACCGTCTCCGGTCTGGCCTTCACTGCCTCCGATTCAGACTCCCGCCTGACCACCAGCGCCGGCACCTCCAACGCCGCTGCTGACTCCATCGGGTTCGGCCTGATCCTGGTCGCCCTGGCCCTGTCCGCCTCCGACCGCATGCCGCCCTGCGCCCTGCCCAAGTCGAGCCTGTACACCGCTCAGGTGATGACCGGCGCCTTCACCTACCAGGTCGGCAAGATCATCCGCTGCCAGGTCATCGACAAGCACAGCGGAGCCGTCATCGCTGACGCCGAGCACGTGCAGGCCGCTGACCTCGCGACCTCCATCACCGCTCTCGTGGCTCAGCTGAATGCTCAGCTGCCCGCGAACACCGTGGTCGCGGTTGCCGGCGCTACCAGTTGGACCCTGACCGCCGAGAAGGCTGGCCTCGAGTTCGATGCCAACGTCTCCTCAGACGACAGCGTCAACGTTCTGGAGACCATCGCCTACACCACCGGCCCTTCTCCAGTCACCAGCCTCATCCGGTCCTTCATCGGGCTGTCCAAGGCTACCCTGGACGAGGAGACCACCACCATCGGCGGCGACACTGTGGCGTACCCCGCTAACGCTGGCGTCAAGGTCGGTCAGGAAGGTCACTACTGGGTCAGTCGCGACTCCAGCGAGACCATCTCCTTCGGTGACGGCGTCTACGTCGAGATGGACGCCACCAGCGATGACATCGGCAAGTGCTTCCAGGCCACCTCTTCCACGCGGCTGCTTCTGCCCTCCGTGATCTGGGAGCGGACCGACACCGGTGATGTCGCCACCGACCTGATCGGTGAGATCTCCTTCAACTGGCGCTCCACCCGCGCCGCTGCCCAGTAGGATTCCCCATGACTGTCCTCCACATTGACGGCCGGGGAAACTCGCGCCCCTTCGCCCACGGCGATGCCCTCCTGAGTCGGCTTGAGGCAATCAAGCTCTCGGGTGATAGCTTCTCCACCTGGGCCCAGCACCAGAACGCTGACGCCTTCGACACCCTGCTGGCCAAGGACTCCGGTCTCGCGGCTCGCATCAAGGGCGTGCGCGTCGACGGCTACGAGGAGGTGTACAACGCTGACGCCTTCTCCGACGCTGGCGGCCTGGCCCTTGCTCGTGACCTCGACTTCGTTCACCAGAAGGTGCTCGAGGAGGCCTCGCCTGCCAACAACGCGCTGAACATGTTCGCCACCGGCACCGGGATCCCACAGGGCGCCCGCACCCACTCCGTCCGTCGTCTCCTGTACGATGGCGAGGCCGCTTGGCACCGTGGCGGCAACAACGCTCCTCGCGTCGGCGTTCGTCAGAAGGAAGAGCAGTTCCCCGTCCGTCACATCGTGACCTCGGTGGAGATGAACCTCTTCGAGATGATGAGCAGCAACTTCGCCAACCTGAACGCCTACCAGCGCAAGCTGCGCGGCGCCCGCAAGGTGATGGAGAAGTTCCTGAACCACGCCCTGTGGAACGGAGACGAGGACCAAGGCTACAAGGGAGTTCTGAACTACCCGTACCTGGCCAAGAAGACCGCCGCGACCGCGTTCGACGGGTCCGCTACCGCTGCTGCGATGCTGGCTGAGCTCAACTCTGCCGCCAACTACCCCGGTGAGCAGTCTGGCGCCGTGTTCATGCCCAACCGCATGGTCACCAGCCCCCGCGTGAAGAACCTCCTCATGCAGACGCAGAACAGCACCGCCAGCGACACCACGCTCGGCGAGTACTTCCTGCGGAACAACGACGAGATCGCCCGCATCGAGGCCGCCCGCGAGCTCAAGGACTTCAACGGCGTCTCCGGCGTCGATGCGATCCTGTTCTACAACGACGAGCCCGACAGCATCAGCCACGAGACCGTGGCCGGCATCCAGATCCTGCCCCGTCAGGTCTTCGGATTCGATGAGGTCACCTACATGTACATGAGCACTGGCGGTATCGTCATGCGTGATGCTGGCAACAACATCCTGCTCCTCGTGACCGCCGCTTAGTCAGCGACTTCGCGTCAACCGCCCCGGCTGCCTTCGTGGTAGTCGGGGCGATTTGCGTCAGTCTTTGCGGCCCTTCGCTGCGTCGATCCAGCGCTCTTTGTTCTCCGCCCACTCCTCCAGAACAACAATGAGTTGCTTCTGGCAGTCCTCCGGATCCCACCAGCCCGGATAGCCGATGCCGGCGTAGACATCGAGAACAACGCTGTAGCCGTCGACTTGCTGCCCAAGCACGGCTGACACTGGGTCAAGCCCTGCTTCAACGATTGCCACCCTTGAGACGCCTCTGGCTCGGAAGTAGAACGGGTAGCCGTCGACAGTTCCGGTCGCCTGGACTGGACACTGGCCGCCGCACTCTTCGGTGAAGTGGATGATTGCTGGCGGTGTTGGCGTTGCTGTCGGTAGCCTGAAGGTCATTGGTCTCCCCCGTCAACGGCTGGCGGCTCCATCTTGGCGATCGCTCTCGCGAATGCAGCAGCGGCCTTGCACCGTTGACCGCAGTAGAGGAGGGGTCTGCCGGACGCTTTCCGCCCCGCTTCATCGTGTCCACCAGTTTTGCAGACGAACTCGGTGCTGCACACCCTGCATTTGCGAAGCTTCCAGCCTGCCCATCGGACGAACTCGGAACCGACTTTTGTCGCCTTGATCAAGTCCGTTGACTCAACGTAGACAAGCCCCCTACGGACTAACTCCCAGATCGTCTTGGAGTGATACTCGGAAATGTCCAGCCCGTTTTTACGTGAAGCGATGTCCTTGAGCGCCTTCACCATGTACTGGGTTGGCTTGTTGATTGCGTTCAGGATTCTCGCGGTCTCAATATCTGGCTTGGTCGCGTTCTTGTCCGGCCACTTGTGTTCGGCTGTCGCCATATCGGTCTCCCTGTTCGTGCTTAGACGATAGCACGGTGCTACAACAAGTCAAGCCACAACCCCAACACGATCGGCTTTTCCTCCCGAATCGCGCTACACTACAAGCGAGGAGGCTATCCATGCAGATCATCAACACAACCAACAGCCCGATATCCCTTTGCCCCGCCCTACCCCTTGAGCAGATCAAGAAGTTGGACGAGGCCTTCCTGTCGGACTCCACCCCGCGCATCGACTCCGAGGGCAACCACACCCCCGGCCCTGGCGTCCTGGTCCATCTCGGCTGTGACGCTGACAAGAACGTCGTCGGTGCCGTCAAGCCCCGGGTCGAGGTCTCCGAGGACTTCCTTCGGAGCATCATGCAGGACAAGACCTGCCGGGCTCTCTTCGAGCGTGGCGACCTGCGCCACGACAACCCCATCGCCATCTGAGGGATAGGCCGTGTCCACAAGTACCGATCTCCTCGACAAGGTTGCTCCTGAACTCGAATCTGTTGATTCGGATATCAAGGACCTATTCATTGAGACGGCCACGACTGCGCACACGGCCACCCCTTGGGGCAACATTTACCTGTTCGCCATGGTGAACTACGCGGCGCACCTGATGACCCTCAGCGGCTACGGGTCCTCCGACCCTGCTGCTGCATCTGGCGCGGCTGCGGGCAACGCTGGGGCCGCCACAAGCAAGAAGGAGGGCGACCTTGCCCTTGGCTTCGCTTCGGCCTCAAGCGTGGCCTCTACGGTCGAGCAGGCCTGGCTGATGGAGACCAAGTACGGGCGCACCTACCTGGCCCTGCGCAAGACGCGCGCCGTTGCTGCCCCGGGCCTGATCTACATCCTTGAGGGCAGCACCCCAAGCACCTTCGTCACCAGCGAGACGACATGAGCGAGGTCATTGACCGGGACATGGGCATGGCCCAACTCATGCGCGACTTCGCCGACATCGACCGCGCCGAGGTCTACGTCGGGATCCGTGGTGTGCGCGGCGCCCAGAAGGACCCGAGCGAGAATCTGAACCTCGCCGAGATCGCTGCGGTCAACGAGTTCGGCGGCGGCAACGTGCCCGAGCGCTCGTTCCTGCGGTCCACCGTGGACGAGAACGAGAAGAAGTACACCAAGCGGATCGAAGGCATTATCACCGGTGTCATCGACGGCAAGCGCGGGCTTGACCAAGGGCTCGACCTGCTCGGGCTCAAGGTGGTGGGCGATGTGCAGCGCAAGATTCGCGACTTGAAGACGCCGGTAAATGCCCCGTTGACCATTGCGCTCAAGGGCTCGGCGAACCCGCTGATCGACACCGGCCGCCTTCGCCAGTCCATCGACTATGAAGTGGTGAAGTCATGAAGACCTACGGCGGCGAGAAGGCTGCTGCATGGGCTTGGCACGACTGGTGCGGCTGCCCGCGTTGTGAACGGAAGGCGCTGGCGCCCAACGAGAAGCGCCGCCTGAAGACTATCGCCCGCCGTCAGGGTCGACGTGAAATCGCCGCCCAACTCAGGGGTGCGTCATGATCGGCGGCCCCATGCTCGGCGCCCAGGACATCACCTTGCGCCGTTACGCAGTTGGCTCTGTCGGCTCCGACGGGCGCCGCTCCGAGGGCTCCTCTGCGGACACCACCATCAGCGCGGACGTGCAGGACATCCCGGGCCGCGACCGCCAACTGCTCCCCGAGGGCAAGCGCCAATCCCAAGGGCTCCGGCTCTACGTCCCAAGCGCCAACCCGCTTAGGACTGCGAACCAGTACACCGGCACGCGCGCCGATCAGGTCATCGTGGATAGCCGGGTCTACGACATCATCGTGGTCCAGACGCGCACCGCCATTATCCCGCACTGCAAGGCGCTGGCGATTCTCGTGCAGGAGTCCGAGTAATGGCTTCGACTGTCGAGCAGGTCACCCAAGCCGTGCGCGAATGGCTCAAGGCTGCTGGCGCAAGCGGTGGTCTCACAGACGCTCAGGTCATCATCCCCGAGGGCGACAACACCCGTCCTCCGCTGCCCTACCTCACGGTCAAGCGCCTCAGCGATGCAGGCGTGGCCGAGCCCTCCGATGTCTACAGCACCAGCGGCGGGGACCCGACGGTCTACTTCACCCAAGACCGGGCCGCGACCTACAGCGTCCAGGGCTACGGCCGCACCACCGAGGAATGGCTCGAGCGAGTCGACGCCATCAAGCGCGACCCGACCATTCAGGCCCTCCTGCTCTCCAGCGGGATCACCGTTCGGCCTGGCCCTGTCGTGGACATCTCCGACATAGTCGCGAGCGGGTGGGAGACGCGCTATTCCATGGATGTTGCGGTAGACTATCGACGGTCCTCCGCCACCGATACGGCCACAGAGGTCGGTCTCGGCGAAGTCTCCGTCGACTACACCCAGAACTCCCACCTGCCCATCTCGGAGACAGATCCGGATGAGCTCCAGCAAACTGTCACCATCACCGTGTAGGAGGGCCCGTGACCACCACGCACGACCCGAACATTACAGTCAACGTCTACCTGTCGGCCTCGCCGGTACAGCGGGCGTCCTTCTCCATCCCCATGTACATCGTGCCGCTCGCCACCAACTCCCTGGACGGCAATCGGACGGTCACGTATGCCAACGTCACCGACGCTGCAGCTGATGAGACCTCGGGCTTCATCTCGAGCCAGACGCTTGCGGTGATCACTCGGGCGTTCACGCAGAACCCGAAGCCCGCGTCCTTCAAGGTTGGCTACATCGACCTGGTCGGCGTCGAGACCTACTCGGCCGCGCTGATTGCCATCATCGCCGACGATCCTGACTTCTACATCCCACTCAGTGAGACCCGTGTGGCGGCTGACATCGTGGACATCTCGGCGGCTGTCGAGGCTCAGGCCAAGAAGATGCTCTACATCTCCCAGTCCGCAGATGCTGACTGGATCACCTCAGGCGTGCCTGCTGGGTTCAGTACCATCGTGACCAACGAGCGCACTGGCGTGCTCTACCACGACACCGACGCCAACCCGAACGCCGAGGGTTGGGCCTCTGCTGTGGCTGTCTTTGACTCGGATATCCAGTCTGCTCCATGGACCCGTACCGTCAAGAGCGGGGACGTGCTGGCGACCCAGATCACTGAGGCAGAGCGCCAGATCATTTTCGCGAACTTCGCGAACGTGGGTCTGCCCTACGGCGCCTCAAACTACTTCGTGGACTCCGGCCAGAGCATCACCGGCCGGCCTATCTACGAGCAGGTTACCGCAGACTGGTTCGCCACTCGAATCGCCGAAGATGTGGCCGAACTCGTCCAGGCCACCAACGACCTCGGTCAGAAGATCCCCGTCAGCGCTGCCGGTCAGGTTCGGATTCTGGCCATCCTCAAGAGCCGACTCGCACAGGGTCAACAGGCTGGCCACTTCGACCCAGACCCGGACGAGGTGAGCGCCGTCGCTGAAGACATCACCGCAACAGACGAGACGAATCAGCGCATGCGGTTCACCGTCCGCGCAAAGAGTTCGATCAGCGCGCGTATCTTCACGTTCGATGTGTACTCTTCCACCACCTCCATCCAGTAGGAGTAGGCCATGTCCTCAGCACCCATCAAAACCTACGACCTGGATCGGGTGATCCTCGTCGTCGGAGGCCTACCGGTCAACGGCTTCGGCGAGACCGATGCAGTCTCCATCGAGCCCGTGGAGCAGCGCACGGTCGTCAGCTACACCGCAGACGGCCAGGCTACTGCAAGCCGCAGCGGCGTCCGTGGCTACCGCGCCACCATCACCGTCAGCGAGACCAGCCTTGGCTACAAGACCCTGGCCGGCCTGCAGGCTGTTCAGCGCGCACAGAACCCGATCGTGCAGATGCCGTTCGCCTTGGAGGACCTGAACAACGGGGACTCCGTGATCGACCAGTACGCGGTATTCACCGACGCCCCGACCATCTCCAAGGGCAAGACCGTCGGGGAGCGCGTGTTCGTGATCGAACTCACCGCCCCCGTCGTTCTCGAAGGCGCCCTGATCTCGGCGTAGTTCCGCCCCCTCGGCTACGCCTGGGCCCCGTCTGTGTTCTGCAGGCGGGGCCCTTTGGTGTCGGGACCGTGGCCATTTTGGTTGTAGAATTGTACTGCCCAGTACACTGTCCGTAACATCCAGCCCGTTACGATCCTCTCGCCGTGTTACGATACCCCCACACGAGGAGGTCAAATGTCCGAGAGTTTCGTCCTGAAGGACGCCAACGGTGAAGAGCACGCTTACGAGGTCATCCTGCACGGCGCCCGCGCTGGTCGGCCCATTCACTTCGCCCTGATGCGCATGAGCGCCCGCCCGCTGCTTGAGGCGCTGGAGCAGGTGGCCAAGTCGGGTGAACTGATGGACGCGCTCTTCAGCGACAAGGGGGATGCCGCCGCCGCGCTGATGGGCGACCCGCAGGCGATGATTGAGAAGCTGAACCTCGGCGGTCTCGGCTCCAAGATCTCCACCGCGCTGGCCTCCGAGGACCTTGAGAACCTGAGCGATCTCATCTTCGCCCACACCAGGCGTGACAAGACCGCGCTCTCCGATGGGGTGGTCTTCGACCTCGCCTATCAGGCCAACTACGGAGAGATGCTGCTGGCGCTCATCAAGGTCATCAGGCTCAACCGTTTTCTGCCGCTGCCCGGTATCTCCTAAACAAAGAGGACGGAGCAGGGGCATCGCGACTCGTCCAGCGGGCCTTTGACCGAGCAGCAAAGGGCGGCGTTGACATGTGGATCTGGCGGCTCGTCGGGGACTCTCGTATCCCCGATGGGATGGCCCAGATCAAGCGCGAGTGGTCGTTTGCTGATACATTAGAGGCGCATCTGTTCCTCGACGCCTTGGATACCTTGAAGCCAACCCCGGAGTAGCCCTTGGCTCAGCGCCGCACCATCCGAGAGTTGCTGGTCAAACTCGGCATTGACGCCGACACCAAGGCGGTCAACGACTTCGACAAGTCGCTTGGCAGCGTCAAGAGCACGATGGTTGGGGTCGCCAAGGTGGCCGCCGCTGTTGCTGGTGCGTTTATCGCGGTGGGCACTGCTGCCTTCGGGATGGCGGTAGCCACAGCTACAGCGGGCGACGAGGCGAGCAAGGCGGCCAAGCGAATCGGGGTCACTGCCGAGGAAATGCAGGAGCTCACCTTCGCGGCTGGCCAGTCTGGCGCGGCGATGGCTGATGTTGAGGTGGGGTTCAGGACCCTGGCCCGAAACGCGCTGATGGCATCGCAGGGCACAGGGGAGGCGGCCAAGGCCTTCAAGCGGCTTGAGGTGGACGCGACAGACAGCAACGGGGAACTCAAGGGCTCGCTCGACTTGTTCACCGAGTTGGCGGGAGCTCTCGGCGGGCTAACAAACGAACAGGAGCGCTCGGCTCTCGCTCAACAGTTGTTCGGCAGGGGCGGCGCCAAGCTGCTCCCACTGCTAACGGCCGGCGCCGGTGGCATCGAAGAACTCCGCAAGCAGGCCCAAGCCCTCGGCCTGGTCATGTCCAACGAGGCAGCCAAGGCATCCGAGGACTTCGTTGATCGCATGGGCGAGGTCAGGGGCATCATGACCGGCCTCAGGAATGAGATCGGCGCTGAGTTCATGCCGGTCTTCTCCGACATGATGATCGCGTTTCGGGAGTGGTTCCTCTCGAACAAGGACCTGATCAACCAGAAGATCGACAAGTGGGCGGGCCGTGTGGCTGACGCCTTCCGAGAGGTCGGCGTCTGGCTCCAGAAGGTCGACAAGTTCGTCCGCGAGAACCTCGGCGGCTGGGATCGGGTCATCCGGACCACGGCTATCGTCGGGAGCATCGCCGCGATCACTGCCGGCCTGATTGCCTTCGGTCCCGCCATCCTCGCCGCCGCTGAGGGCGTGTTCATCTTCACCGCCGCACTGGCCACCCTCTTGCTCACCCAGCCCGAGATCTTGATCGTCGTCGCAGCGCTGGGGCTCCTGGCTTTGATTGTTGAGGACATCGTGACCTTCATGCAGGGCGGCGACTCGGTGATTGGCCGATTCTTCGACGCATGGGAGCGCGGCGGTCCAGTCCTGAATCAGGTAAAGCGCATCTTCGAGGGCCTGAAAAGCATCGTCGTCACCCTCACCAGCGCCGTGCTGGCCCAATTCCGCATAGTCGGTGAGGTCTTCGGGTTGATGAAAGACATCGGCCTTGAACTCCTCGACGTGATCTTCCCCGGCATCAAGACGGCGGTCGACAACATCACCAACTCGCTCACGGGTGAGTTCGCGGACTCTCTCGGGTTCGTCGCCAGCCTGATCGAGCGCATCGCAGCGGCTATCGCCAGCTGGCCCGCTGAGATTCAGAAGTCGGTGGACTACGCCAAGGGGCTCCGCGAAGAGTTCAGCAGCCTCACGGACAACCCCGTGTTCAGCGCTTTGGCGTCTGGGGCCCGCGCCATTGCCGGCCCTGCTCAAGAGGCCATGGACTTCGCCACCACGCCACAGACCGCGCTTGGAGCGAGTCTCGCCAGTCAAGTCTCCAACGTCTCGACCAGCAACCGGACCACGACTATCGGCGGGGACACGAACACCTTCAACATCGGCAGCGGCGGAAACCAGTTGGCTGAGTTCCAAGAGGTCCAGCGCAAAGAGGGCGAGAAGAGGCGGCGCCACATGTCCGCAGCCATTGCCGGAGCGGAGATGTAATGCCGATCGGAATCTACCGAGACAGCGACGGTGCGCAGATGGTCTTTGATGGCGTGCTCGGGTACAGCCTTGACCCGCGCGTCATCCTGACCGAGCACCCGATCGAGGATGGCTCGTCGGTATCAGATCACGCTATCAAGATGCCTCTCCGGCTCACCATGCGAATCCAGGTGAGTGAGTCGCCCATGGTTGCGAATGAGTCCACCGAGACCATCACGGGCCCCGCACGGCTTCAGGAGGCCATGCGCTTCCTGTCTGAGTCAGTGGGCGAGTTGATGACCATCACGGACACGAAGGAGGGCACCTTCGAGAGCATGGCAATCGAGTCCTACCCGCACTCCTACGGCACGCATGAGTCCATCCAGCCAGTGATCACCTTCAAGCAGATCGAGATCCCGACTTCGATTACCACTGAGATCCCGGCGACCGTACCGCGCGCTGATGTGGCTGCTGGGGCGGCGACGGAGAAGCAGCTCGGGCGACAGGCAACGAAGAAGATCGCCAAAGAGTCAGCCGCAGCGCAGGCCGACTCCTCAATCCTCGTCTCAATCCTGGGGTTGTAGATGCCGCTTCAACTGCCCAACTCTCCCAATGAGCCGAGCCACCGGATGGACATCACGCTCGGGGTCGATGACTTCGAGTTCCGGTTCACCTGGCGGACTCGCATGTCGTCCTGGTACTTCGACCTGTTCGACGCCAGTGGGGCTCTCCTGCTTGGTGGGTGTCGCGTATCTACCTCATGGGCCCCGATTCAACTCTACCACCTTGAGAACGGACCCAACGGGACGCTCTACATCAGCGGTCCAGACGACTACCTGCAGGGCGACATCGGCGACTCGGTGAATGTGCGCTTCTACGAGGAAGACGAGATCACCATCCCAGACGCTGACGACGCGGTCATCATCACCTGATGGCGAACTTCGGCCGGCGCGTGCAAATCCAACTCGGAACCGAGGGCCTGCCCGGCCGGACCATCGAGGGGCTACGGGTTCGCTTCCAGGTCGAGCACACCCGCACCGGAGCTCCAAGCACTGCCGTCATCGAGATCAACAACCTCGCGCCGGAGTCTCTTGGGCTACTCGAGGGCGACGGTGCGCTGATCCGCCTGTCCGCTGGTTATGACTCCCCGCTGCTCGTCTTCAGGGGCAACCCCTCCAAGGTGGTCACCGAGAACCACGTCACCCGCGTGGAAGCCGAGGACGGCGGCGAGACCTATCGGGAGGCCCGCCTGAGCATCAGCCTGGCCACTGCGGTCACCATGCAGGACGTGCTGGACGAAGCCGTGAGTCAGCTCGGGGTCACCAAGGGCACGATTCGGTCGGACCTCACCGCCGAGATCAGCAACGGGATCTCCTTCTCCGGGCCAGCGCGCGACATGCTCGACCGGCTCGCGGAGACCACCGGCAGCGATTGGATGATCCAAGACGGCGCGCTGCAGTTCATCGAGCGCGGCGGCCAGACCACCCAGACCGTGGTCGTCTTCTCCGTCGAGGGCCGCAGCATGGTCGGCACCGCCTCAAAGACAGACACCGGGGTCGAGGCCAAGGGCTTCATTGCTCCTCAACTCCGCCCCGGTGGGCTGTTCGAGATTCGCGCCGAGCGCTACTCAGGGACCTACATCGCCGATAAGGTCACGTTCATCGGCGACACCCACGGGAACGACTTCTACACGATCGCCCGTGGTCGGCCAGTCTGACGCCTGCCGTCCTGACTGCCGTGGACATTGCGGCGCGGCTTCCCCCGTGGGTGAGGCGTCTTGGGGGCGACCCATCCTTTTGATGGCTTCATCCTCTCGGCTTCCTTGAAGAGGAGGAGCACCTCCAGCGGCAACAGCTTGGGATCAAAAGCCATCGTGGGCCAGCGCCAGCAACCGCACGTCTTCAACCACCACCATCGCGTCGGGCCCGCGCCCTGCTACGAGGTTCGGATGTTTGCCGACGTGGACGTTGTAGCAGGTGAACGTCCCGACCGTGGTGGCCCACGCATTAACAGGCTGCCCTTGGAATGTGGCAAAGAACACATCATCAGCTTGAGTCCAGCCGATCGGCCAGATGTTCGACAACAGATCGAGGGTCATAGCCCAGCCTTCACGGCGCGCATGCCGTCAGGGGTGAGGGCGAACAGGTTTGCATGCCTGCCCGCTGTTGGGGCGGCGCCGACGATCTCGACCAATCCCTTGATCACGAGAGCGGTCATCGACTGACTCAAGCTGCTGGCGCCGTGGCCCATCTCCTCCTGGTCTGTGACCTGCCGGATCGTTGTGGTCCGGTGCTTGCGGAGGTGGTGCAGCAGCCAGCGCTGGCGTGAGCCGAGGTAGGTCATGCCTTGAACTTCGGGTCGGATGGGTGGCGGCCTGCGGCTTCGACCTCGGCGTCGGTTGCTGGGCGGTAGTGCTTTGGCTCGACCAGACCGATTACCCCGAAGCCATACTCGGACCATTCACCAAAGAGCATGCCGTGGGTCTTGTCCTCAGTGAGGTATCTGAGCGAACTATCTGAGTTCTCATCTGGGATATGCACGACATACCCGTCCGGGTTTACGCGGTATCCGTCGATTACTCGCTCGCCCTTCTCAGCAAGCAGGCTTGCCACCTCCTGCCGCGCCAGCGCCAACTCGGTGCTGAGGCGCTCGATCTCCTCGTTCTTGGTGAGGATGATCCCGGTCTGGTGGTTGGCAGCATCCTCGGCGTCCTTGCGGTGTCCCTCGTGGTCGAAGACTGCAGCAGCGAGTTGGTCGGCGAGCCGGGCCACCTTGCTGCGCATGCTGATGTTCTCTTTGCTGATGGAGGCCCGTTGTGTAGCCGATGCGGCCATATCCAACTCGAGCGCCTCCGCTCGGTCGGTCATCGCCGCCAAGTCGCGGCGGGCCTCGGCCAGTTCGAGGGCTCGGTCTTCGATGTGGTTCAGCAGTTCTGCGGTGTTCATGTCGTTCTCCCGTTGAATTAAAGTGCTTCCACCCAAGCGATCCCCGTAAGCAGGAAGCACCGGGGCGCGTTCTTGTCCAGATCAGCGCAGAGGATGGCCTTCCCATCATCGCGCGGGACGATTCTCCCGATGCGCCTTGGCTCCACCTTGTCCTTCTTGATGTAGCCGATCCACATCTCCTCGCGGAGACATGAGGCCTCACCAAGCGCGCGGGCGATGGCGAAGTGGGTGGTGTGGCGCCCGGGTGGTAGGCGCTTCGAGTTCAACTCAACCTCGGAGTCGTCGGCGCGGTAGACCAGCCTGGAGCGGTCGCCGTCGTTGATGGCCAGCAGGTAGCCAGTGCGGCCCTCGGCGTGGATGGCGCCTACGGTGAGGGTGGTCGGCCGTCCTGAGTCTACGCAAGGATCATCTGTGATGATGACCTCGGCGTGCTGTCCCTTGATGGCGCTCATGACTGCTCCAGTGTGGCGGCGACGTGCTTTCTCAGATCGGCGTCGGATGCGAGAGACAGGTCCGGATTGACGGCCTGATTCGTCAGATCGTCAAGTTGCTGATTTAGCTTGGCTGTCGCCTCCTCGAACGCCCTACGGTGCGCAGTCCTGCTGTCTTTGGTCCATGCCTGGAACCCTATAGATGCTCGGAGGCGCGCCCGAAGAGACGGGTCACTCTCTCCTGAATACCTCGGATAGATGCCGAAACTCTCGACCAGTCTGTCGAGGTCTTCCCCGATTGCTGTATCTACGCTGTAGAGGCTCATTCCGTTCTCCTTTGCTACAACCATCCTATGCCAACTGTAACGCCACGTCAACAAACAGCCCGAGAATGACCCGGAGCGCGATCGGGGGTATACTGCTTCCATGTCCTCAGAAGATTCAGACGCCCAGATCGCGATCGACGTAGCCCGCGCCCAACTCGGGCCCGTGCGAATCGCCATGCCTGGCAAGATTTCCGCCTACGACCACACCACCCAGCGCGCCAAGATCAAGTTGATCGTGCAGTGGGCCTACCGGAAGAAGGACGGATCGATCGAGCAGTATGATCCGCCAATACTCGACGGCGTTCCTGTGCAGTTCATGTCAGCAGCAGGGCGGGCGGTTACGCATCCGCTCTCAGTCGGTGACGAGGTTCAGGTGTTGGTCAACGACCGCTCCATTGATGAGTACCTCTCGACTGCTGCAGACAGCACAACGCCCCGCGACTTGCGCCGCTTCGACATCTCGGATGCCGTGTGTTGGCCGGTAAACATTGCTGCCGAGATCCCAAGCGCCGGCGTCGATTCGGTGGCTACCGTGATCTATGCGCCCGAAGTGAAACTTGGGAGTTCAGGAGCAACCAAGACCGTCGCCCTCAGCCCAGACGTGGACAATCAGAACACCCTGCTCGCGAACGTGTTCTCCACGTGGGTCCCGGTCCCGAACGACGGAGGCGCAGCACTCAAGGCGCTCTTGACCACGCTCATCGCGACGGGCTGGCCGTTTGCTACTGGGGCGACGAAGGTCAAGGCAGAGTAGCGGCGGCTTGCTGGTTCGGTTCCGCCGTGTTATGGTTTTTCCATGGGAAACAGAACAAAGAATACGGTTTCGCCCCTTCAACAGGCCCTGCTGGATAGGCTGGTTGCTGGAGAGTTGGTTCCAATAGTTTCAGTCAGAGTCACCACATGGCGCGGGCTTGTAACCAGGGGGTATGCCAGATTAGTCGGCGATAAGATCGTGGCGGACATGCGGACTCTTACGCCGCAGGAGGGTCCATCCAAGGCAAAGTTCCGAGCCGATAGGGCCAAGGCCAGGGCTAAAGCCAGATCCGAGAATATAGCCCAGGCCAAGCGCGAAGCCCAAGCTGAGTGCGAAGCCAAGGCTAAACGTAAGGCTAAGGCTAAGGCTAAGTATAGGGATGTCTATAGGGCTATATACAGAGCTAAGGCTGAGGCTCGCGAGCCGATGATTCTGGAGTGCTCTACGTGCAGTCTTACCTTCACCTACAAGGGGAGTGGTAGGCCAGAAAAGTTCTGCTCGGACGAGTGTCGGCATCCTGCAATGTCCACAGTGAAGCCCAAAGCTCCACCCCTCAAGGTTGGCCATGGTTGCGTTGAGTGCGGCGCTTTTAGGCGCGACCCACGCAAGCGGAGGTGCTCGTCCTGTATCAGCCGGCGTCAGCTGTTCTATACCAGGATGGCCACTCGCGCTGAAAGCAGCAGCGCTCAGGATATTCGCCAGTCTATGGCCAGCAGGCTGGAATCGCTCCAGATTCTGGAAGTCTTCCACTTAGAGAAGCGCCGGTTGCCGTGTTGGCGTAAGTGGCAACCCATCTTGACCCCAGAGAGTCAACTCTTCTGCAAATAGAAGAGGGGCGGCAAAGTAGCGACTATGCCGCGTAGAGGACTACTGCGTCGTCCGCGAAGTCGAGCCAGCCGTGGATGATTCGGTGCCAATCATTGCCGTGGAGTGGGCAGTCCGGGTTTGACTCATCCAGCGGGCTCTTGATGTCGACCACCTTCATCAGACTGTCGCACAAAGAATCATCTGGGGTGACGTTGTGATCGGTGACGCCAACAACGACAACAGCGGTGCTACCAATCGCGAGCACGTCGCCAACCTTTGGATCGTTCTTCGGATCTCGCATGGCACCCTCCAGAGTAAAAGAGGAGCACGTCCGGCCAGCATGGGATGGGGAGAACGACAACCGGACGCGCCCCTGATGCGTTACTATAGCGCTGTACCCCAGGAGGCGCAATGCCTGCACAACGTAGCTATCAGGACATCGGGCTCACAAGCACGCTCGACCTGCCGGTGAATGCCGCGTATGTCGGGGGAGAGACGGTCATCGCGCAGCGCGTGAAACTCGGCCTGTCGCTGCATCTCGGGGAGTTCGCTTTCGATAAGCGCGTGGGCATGCCCTACGTCCAGTGGTCCGAGGTCAAGCCGGCCCCGCTGGCCACCATCGCCGCCAAGGTCCGCCAGGTCATCGACCAGACTCGGGGCGTGGTCTCCATCCAGAACTTCTCGCAGACCTTCGAGGATCAGGAGGTCAAGATCACGGCCTACATCCTGACCGACGACGGAGAGGTGACCGTCGAACTCGTGAGGGATGCCGAGGGCCCCGCAAACATCTGGGCTGGCTGGCAAACCCTCGTTCGCTCCGGTCCAATCTCACCGTGATAGGGTAACCCCATGGCTGCACTTACTGACGAGGGCTTCATTGCCCCACGCACCGCAGATTTCTCCAGCACCTTCCGCTCTACGGTGGAGAGTTCTGGGGTCGCTCCTGACTGGGAGTCCAACGAGGTCTGGGGCAATCTCGATGCGTGGATCACCCCGCTGCTCGGTGAACTCGGAGAGGCCTCGCAGGCCTCGTACGACGCTCGCGACGTGAACAACGCGACCGGCATCCACCTGGACAACGCGGCCAACCTCGTTGGAGTCGAGCGGCATGATGCATCCCTATCCACTGTGACGCTCCTACTGCAGGCCACCAAGGCTGTGACCATCTTCCTCGGCGACAAGGTCCAGGACGTGGTGACTCTGGCGTTCTGGGTTGCGACCGAGGAGGTGGTGTTCACTGCTGCTGGCGCTAAGGAGTCTGTGTTCCAGGCGGACACTGCTGGCGCTGTATCGGCAATCGCGGGCGACATCACCAAGATCGTCACCCCTCGCGACGGCTGGGGCGCTGTCGCTAACGCAGCAGACGCCAACCAAGGTGTGGACCGAGAGAGTGACACCAGCCTCCGCAGGCGCCGCGCTGAGTCCGTACAGGCGGCCGGCAGCACCAGTCAGAACTCAATCCGAGCGCGGATGCTCGCTGTTGACGGCGTGCTCGCTGGGTTGGTTCTCCAGAACGACCTCGGAGTCTCCCAGACCATTGAGGGGAAGACGCTGGACCCTCACAGCATCTTCGTGATCGCGTACCCGTCGACCATGAATGGCGACCAACAGGACGCGCTGGCTCAGGTGCTTTACGACCACAGCAGCGCCGGGATCAAGATGATGGGCACCGACGTCACCAAGACCGTGACGGACATTGCTGGCGGCTCGAGGCCTATCGCGTGGGACTGGGCCACCGCCAATCCGGTCACGCTTGGCGTCGTAGTCACGCTCGATCCGCGCTACGACCTCGCCACGGTCACCCCGCAGATTGAGGCCAACGTGCAAGCGTACTTCGACAGCCTGCTTGTGGGTGAGGATGTGCGTCAGCTGCAACTCTGCATCGCGGCCGGCACCGTTGACGGCGTGCTCTCGGCGGTCTTCACGCCGGGCACCGACATCCCGATTCTCGCCACCGAGGTCGCTACCCTGTCCAGCCTCACGGTGACCTGATGGCAACAGACGACATCACCCTCTCCTACATCCAGGACTGGGAGAGCAAGGCGATCGCCGCCCTCCCGACGATGTTCAGGAATCAGCCTGGCTGGATTGCGCTGGCGCGGGGCTTCGGGGCCGCTGCCCAACTCCAAGAGGACGCGAACTTCGACCTGCTCAGCGGGACGACCCTGGAACTCGCGACCGGTGTTCACCTTGACCGGTGGGGTGACATCGTTGGACAGCAGCGCTTGGACTTCTCGGACACCGAGTATCGCGGGTTCATCCGCGCCCGCATCATCGCCAACACCAGCAAGGGCCACCCCGACGAGCTCCTGGCGATCCTGAACCTGACCATGGACCCGCTGGGCCTCCAGATTGTCGACATGCACCCCGCCGGCCTCAAGATCTACGTGCTCCGCGCCTCGTTCGTGCGCGACACCGTAGCCAGCGCAGTCGGCCGCATCATGGACGACGCCAAGCCCGCTGGAGTCACGCTCTACCTCGTAGAGGCTCTGACCGGGTTCTTCGGCACCGCTGGCGACTACTCCGAATCCTTCACACCTTACGGCCCGCTCGGCGTTGATGTCGGCGTGCTGGCCCGAGAGATCATCACATGACCACGCCTGTCCTGAACTTCGCCAACGGCGCAGCGTCTACTCGCATCAACAAGCCGCCCGATCAGGTGATTGACCAAGGCTTCAACGCTGGCGAGGTCGTCCCCCAGCAGACGTTGAACTGGCTGATGCAGAAGGTCGGCGGAAGCATGGCGTTTGCTGGTGTGGCTGGTGCAGTACAGGAGTTGCTTCCAGGCATGACCGCCGTGGTGAATGAGGCTGACACCTCGGCATCACCACTGGATCTCGTCGCCACTTCATCGGTCGGAAGCATCTTCCAGATCATCACGAATTCCAGATACATCATCCTGTGGATTGGGACGGATCTTGTTGTCTTGAACCGGGATACGCTGGCCATCGTTCGGACGCTGGTTGCGGCTGGTACTGCCGGCCAGATCGCAACTGATGGGAAGTACGTATACAGGTCTGATGGTACCGATATTGAGGGCTACGAGATCGAGAGCGGCGTCTTGAGGTTCACTGTCGCGAATACTCAGAACGTCGAAACGTCTGATGGTCGGTATATCTACACAAGATCAGGCAGCAACGCCTACGCCATCGACGCCACGACCGGTGCAGCAGTGTGGGGGCCATACAGCCACAACGCGACAATCAGAAACCTCCGAAGCAACGGGCAGCAGTTGTTCCTGATCGGCTCTGCGTCTGGACACGCCTCCACCGCCACCGTGCGAGCTATCGAGGCCGCCACCGGCAAAGACGCAGCAAACGAGGGGACCCTTGGGGCAAGTACCGAGCCATGGGTCTGGGACTCAGCTCCAGCAGGTCTGCCTCCATCGGCAATCTCGCGGGTGCGTTTTGACGGGAGCCATGTATATGTCACTGGCTCAGACCGAATCCAGGCCCTCAACGCAATCACGGGCGCGCTCATCCGGGAGCACACTGGCCTCGCATCGCCTGGGTTTATGACAGTGGACCACCGGTACATCTACCACTCAGACGGAACAGCGGTCCACGTCTACAGCAAGGGGCTTGATTCACTGGCTTATGCTGGATCCGTCAGCGCCACTGCGGCGTCAATGATAGATGTAGCCTCTGATGGGTCTGGCTTGTACATCGCCGATCAGCCTGGCTCTGGTCCGCGTGTAGTGAAGATCAACATGCCGAACCCTCAGCCGACTCGCTACCTGCTCACCGATCCAGAGGTCGACTTCTACCGAGTCTTCCCGAATCTCCTGCTTCAGCCTTTGGGGGCATGATGGACATCACCTCACACTTCACTCTCGCCGAGATGACCCGGACCAATCACCGGAGCCTGGCCGAGGCGAATCGCACCAACGCAGAGGCTCACCTGCAGCCGCTCACGCTCGTCTGCACCATGCTCGAACGCATCAGGGCCCACTTCGGGAGAGCCGTCATCATCCACAGCGGCTACCGCTCCAGCGCGCTCAACGCGGAGATCGGTGGCAGTCGGACCAGTCAGCACGTCAAGGGCGAGGCGGCCGACTTCCACGTCTCAGGGGTTGACCTGCGCGAGGTCTTCGACTGGATTCGCAACGAGTCGGGCTTGGAGTGGGGTCAACTGATCCTTGAGGGCAACGTGAAGGGCATGCCGTCGTGGATTCACATGAGCCTCGGCCACCCATGGCGCCCACTGGCGAAGTCTCAGCAGGTGCTGGTGATGGATGCCGGCAAGTGGACCCGCCTCTAAGTAGGCAGAACCCAGCGCGCGGGCTACTATGGACCCGTACCACGAGGAGGTCACATGAAGCCCTTGAGAATCCGCCACATCGTCTCCAGCATCAAGCGAGACCAGGACGCCATCGACCTGATCGAACTGCTTCTGAAAGGCGGTTACAGCCGCAATGAAGTGATCAGCGTGGTCGCCGAGTTCCTGGATGAGAAGGTCGACTTCGTGGCCGTCGTGCCCGGCCCTGCTGGTGCGACCCTTGAGATCGTGGACGGCCCTCTCTTCCGCGCTGCCCTGATGCTGGTGGTCCCCGCCATTCAGCGCGGCATCGAGAAGGCTCGACTCAAGGCTGAAGAGATCGCCAACAGTTAGGAGTTCCCGATGAGCACAGCCACCACCGCCAATGAGCTCGCCGTCCTCTTCGGGGGACGCAAACCCGAGTGGTCGCAGCAGGCGAACATCTTCCAGATCCCGATCAACCCTTCGGCGGGCGTGGATACTGGTAACTCTGTCGTCACCATGTTGGCTGTCGCTCTTCGGCGGGTCGCGCATTACCGCTCGGCCCGCGTCACGATCACGACCTTCGATGGCACGGCCAACTGGACCGTCACCATCAACGGAACCGGCATCACGGCGACCAATCCATACGCCGATGTGGACGCTGCGCTGAAGGGGCTCTTCGACGCAATCGCCGCAGATGCGACGGTGGGTGGCGCTGCTGGAGCGAACCAGGTGGTGAGTTCTCAGCTGTTGGACTCGAATGGAGCCGTCACCCTTGGTTCGGCTGCTGCTGGCAATCCTGCGGTGACCCTGGAAGTCTTCGGCAGCAATGTCGACATCACCCTTGCGGACATCGATTACTCGATCGACAAGTCGGCCAGCGCCACAGGCGTTCTGGCTGTCGACGCCGACGCGCTCACCGCCGACATGCGGGTGTACTTCTCGGCGCGCGGCTCCGGTCAGAACCTCCCGATCCCCGGCCCTGAGTGGTGGTCGGTTCAACCCACCTACTCCATCGAGACCCGTGGGTTCATCGAGCGCCTTGACGTTGGTGGTCTGCAGAAGGGCGCCGCCGCACTGTCGAATCTTGTCGGGCACGCCACAGACGGGGTCACCGTCACCTACACCGACTCAGCCACCGTCTGGTGGGGGCCTGCTGCACTTGAGGGCGGCTGATGTCTGGCATCACCAGCGCGATTGCTCCGCCGCCCCCTCCGACCCCGCCTGCTCCGCCTCCAGTTGGAGCCGAGAGCGCCATCGATCTATCCAGTGGCGACTGGACGCTGAGCGCAGACCCGAACAATCTGATCAACTCAGTAGGCAAGAATCAGGTCGTGGTCAACGCCGTCTCAGCTGATGCCGGCGCCGCGTCTTACGCCTGGTTCACCGGCCCCGTAATCACAGCAGGTAAGAAGTACGTCTTCAGGCAGAAGATCACCCAAAGTCAGTCGCGGATCGAACTCTTCATTGGTGTGCTCACTGCAGCAGGGGAATGCTGTCAGGGCATTCTCGACGACACCAGCACCGTGAGCCATCACACCCTGCTGGCGGGCAACGTGGCCACCGTGTCAAACAACGCCGCCTCAATCTACATGCACGTCGACGTGCTGATCGAGGGGGACGGAGACGTTGCAGCCTACATCGACGCTTATGTGCTGGACGTGAACTATGAGCGAACCAGCGACAAGCACGGCTTGAACGGCGAGAGCGCCGCATCGAACTTCATCGTAGGTGTGCGCCACCTCGGCACGAACGTGGGCACGCTGGACTTCTGGCTGACCATGGAAGAAGACGAGATCGGCCCGGATGAGTCGCTATGACCACTACCGATGCCGGGGAATCTGCCGCCGTTATCTTCGACCACCTGAAGAACGGAGACACGCACCCAGACGAGGTGATGGAACTCCAAGCCATCCACAAGGACCTTCGGGCTGAGTTGGCTGGACTCAAGGAGCGGGTCGATGCTCAGGACGCATTCGGCGACCTCATCACCGCGCTGGATGACACGCTCTCCAACCTGAGTGGAGACGTGGCGACCACAACCGCTATCGCCGCTCAGGTGCAGCCGCTGCTGGTGGAGTTCATGGCCTTGAAGGGGAGAGGGCAGGAACTCAAGGCCGAAGAGCTCCGCGTGCGTACATTAGAGGCAGAGGCCCTCAAAGAATCGGCAGCGAACAACATCAGCCTGCTTGAGATCATGAAACGAAGGGACGTATGGGCAGCTATGGGGGCCCTCATTCCAACAGCGGGCGGCGTTGGTGGGTTGCTTACGTTCCTGTTTGGAGGCTCCTGATGACACGCACAATCCTCATGCTTGAAGAGGTACGAGTGGAAGTCCCGTCCTCCGAGAAGGACCGCCAGGCCGTGACCACCCTCACCGCCAAATTGAGGGCGCGCCTGAAGGACCGGCAGGATAGGGTAGAGGCGCAGCGGCGCCGGATCAACGAGCCGCTGAGACACTGAGGTTCCATGGGTCACGACGTCGCCAACATGTCCAACGGTCTCCACATCCAGCCTGGCGGTAGCATCGGCTACCGATATCAGATCGGATCTCAAGCGCCGTGCTTTCACGGCTTCTCGCCAAACATGACGAAGGCGCAGTTTGAGTCGATCCTGTCAGATGCTGACGTCAACAAGACTGACTGGCTGAACTCTATGCCGGGCAACGTGAAGATTTGGATGAACAACCGACTCACTGCCGAGCAGGATGCATTCCGCCTCCTCGACATTGAGGAGGCTTCAGTCAGAGGGCTCTAAGTCCTCCAGAAGCACCACCATCTCTGTTGGTGCTCAAGTCGCCTCTCAAGAAGCGTCACCCTCCCCATCAGGTGGCGCTCTCTTTGCTCTGATCTACTCTCCATTTCACGAGCGAAGAGCAGCATGTTGTCGAGGTAGTCGCGCAGCATGAGCACGCGGCGGTCCCTCAATTCCATGGCTGTCATCTCTTCGATTGGCATCTCGCGCAATCGATCTTGCATGGTCTGGTCTATCTGCATGTCGACCAACGCCAGCCGTTCCCGTTGCATCTGCAAATCAGCCGATAGTCCGGACATTTTACGCCTCCAGTAGTCTCCTCCTGACTGCAGGTCTTGTGCCATCCTCTGACCCCGATAGTTGGCGTTGCTTCGTTCGACGATTGCGAGGCGATGGCGAAAATGCAATCAGCCCGCCACTCGTCGCGATATCGCCATCAGAGTAGCACGCTCAAGGCACGCCCGACCGCCACAAAGCATGGTCATCACACCAAGCGATGGTCGGCAAAGCGAGCACATACCCGGGGGCCTTCCACACACAACAGAACCCGGTAAGGCGCCGCTGCGGTTCCCCACACCGCTCAGATAGCGCCAGCGTCCTCTCGGCCACACCAGAAGCCTCGAACTGCTCCACGAGCGTCTGGAGGCCGACGTGCACCACTTGGCCCGGCGTTGTAGCGGCCCGATGGATGCGCCGCTGTAGTCCGTTGCTCATGATGCTGCCTTCTCGTTGTACTTCTCACGCAGTAGGTCGAACTGGATCGGCGTGTCGGCGCTCATGCGTCCACCTGCTGAGCCATCGCGATACTAACGGACGCTGCGTACTGCCGGAGTTCACTGATATCGAGAACGATGGTGTCGGAGTCAGACGCGCGCATCAGCCTGACGGTCTCGGTCAGGAGACTCGATATGTTCGCGAGTACAGACACCGTTGTCGGGTCGCTGCTGTAGATGGCGTTGACGAAGAACACCTTCCCGTCAGCCAGGGCTGTCCATGCTCCTTGTCTGCGGTCCTCTACGCACTTACCGACGAGTGCGCCTGCCAGTTGATCAAGAGATAGATCGCCGACGACCATGGTGCTGAGGTCTTTATTCGTTTCCACTGTTCACCTTCCTCGCGGGACGAACCCGCCTTCTTTGCTGCTGACCTTCATGGCCAAAATTAGATGCCACCCGCGACCACCGAAAGGGCCGACCGATGTGATGCGATGGAGTTCTCCATTCTTGTCGCGCATGATGTCGAAGACGCGATTGTCTTTCATGCACGCCACAAGGCTGCCTCGGCGGTAGGCCGGGAGGCCTCGTTGTGAGTTGCCGCGATCAAGTTCGAAGTTGAGGCCGATCAGAATCTCCCCGATCTTCTTCTTGTCTGCTGGAGTGAACTTGTACGGATGACTCATGCCGCCACCCCAACAGGAGCAACCCCAAGAGCCGCGCACGCCTCCAGGTACTTGTCCCGATCAGCGATCCAAGCCCTGTGCCCTCTCGCCACCTGGCCGATCATCGTCCGCGCGTCGGCGATGTGCCTGAGGTAGCCCTTCGCCCCACGAGGCCGGACTCTCCAGTGGTTCTTTCCGGCGAGCAGGTTCAGGTCCTCGTTGCACTTGTCGATCACCTCGCCGATCCGTGAGGTCGGATTCCTCGCCATGATGCGGGCGAACACCTCGATCACTCGGTCGCGTGGAATGCCGGCCGGCCTCGATGGCTTCGCCCGCTTGCGGACTTGCCTCGACTTGAAGGGCATCTCCTTCACCTTGACCGCCTTCCCGGTCAGAATCTCGGACCAGCGGATCAGCGCCTCGTCGCCGTCTTGGTGGAGTTCGATGAACAGGCGCCGGAGCTCGCGCCGGCCCTCAACGATGGGCTGGAACGAGTCCATCTCGATCGCCGTCTTGATCTCCTCGTCGGTGCTGCCCTTGACGTAGAACATGATCATCGCGGTCTTGACGTGCTCGGGGAGGTGAGCGGCCTTGATGATGGCCTTGAGTTGCTTTGGGTGGAGCACGTAGTAGGCGAGCGTTGCGGGCACGTGGGCCTTGGTGATGAGCAGGTGGAAGTCGTGGCGCCGGTGGAGCGCGGTCTGCTTACTCACGGTTTGCCTCCAGCCACGCCCGCCCCGAATCCGTGATCAATGCGCGGTCCTTCCGGTACTTCGCGAACTTCCGATCGACCAGCCCACGAATGGTGGCGATCGGAAACTCGATGATGAGCACCCCGTTGGAGTTCTGGCTCAGGCGGTAGAGCGCGCCTGCTTGCTTCGGTGTAGGTGGTGCGGTCTTCATGTTCCCTCTGTGGTTGCGGCCTTGGCCAGTTCTTCGAGTTCAGCCAACTTGGCCAACTCCTCCTCGGTGTAGGTCTCAAGCAGGATCGTCTGGCCCGACCACTTGGGCCAAGCGCCAGTCCACGCCCGCGCGTCGTCGACGATCATCGTCATGTAGGGGCGCTTGCAGGCGATCCGGAGTGCGTTGCGGAAGCAGGCGTCGGCGTGGACCTCCTCCCCGCCAGAGGCCAGCCACCACGGACGGCCGTCTACCAGCACCTC